TTTGGCCTCAGTTAAATGATCGTCGCAAGCTTGCTATGGTAATGAGCTTGTATCCTAAAGCACGAGAGAACGAAAGACTTGCTAAGAATATTGTCAAGATGCTTGATTTAGGAATGGGAACTGAGGATGTATCAGAAGGTAGAGAAAACTTACCACCAGAAAACTTTAACGCAGACGATATCAATAACTTAATGCGTTTGAAAGACTTGAATCAAATTAAATTGCAGGCATTTAGATTAATCACTAATCCCAATTCAAGTCGCCCTATGAAGCCAAATAAAGTTGCATGGTTAAAGCAAAGACTTGAACAACTCAGAGACAAGCAATCAGTCATTAAACTATTGTATGATATGCTATTGAGTGGTGAAGGCAACAAAGTAATAGGAAGTCGTTATAGCATGGAACCAAACGTGTATCGTAAGACATTCAAAGAGTTGAATGAAAAAGCCGGTGATGTTTATACTGCTAGACAAGCTGAAATCATTGAAGACTTAGGAAATGGATATTTCTTAGGTGATGATACTTACCAAGATGATGAAGGCTTCTATAAAGAAGGATTTACTGTTTACTATCAAGTAGGTGATGATTCATATAGAATGGTTGCCGCTGTAGACATGAGTCCATATCGTAATCCTCCAGGGCATGTTGAAAACGAAATCAAAAAGATTATTGCAAATGACCAAAATGTGTCCGAAAATCAGGATTATTTAGAAGAAAAATAATTTCACTACTAGTTCCTCTTGTAAATATCTATACAAGTTTACAAGAAAGAGGACTACATGGCACGTAAACCAAAAACTACTAATACTGAGAATGTTGCACCAAACGGCGAGGAACGCACAGTTCCCGTAGAGAAGGTGCAAGAAATCGCTGAACAGGCTGCACAGGAGCAGGCTCCCCAGGCTGGACAGGTACAGGTTAACGTTGACTTCCTCCGTACAACTAAGGTTCACATTGCGATGCCTTGCTACGGTGGTATGTTGACAGAATCAACTTTCATGTCATTTATCAAGTGGGCTAACACTGCCCGTCAGCTTGGTATTGACTGGACACTAGAAACAATGGTTAATGAATCATTGATTAGCCGCGCAAGAAACACACTCACTGCTAAGTTTCTTGACATGCCCGACGCAACGCACTTATTCTTCGTTGATGCTGATATCGGTTGGGAACCCTGGCATTTGCTAGTCCTCTTGAATAGGGACGTAGACGTTATCGGTGGTTTGTACCCAATGAAGACTATGCCCATCAAGTGGGTCGTTAACGGGTTTGAGGGTGCAGAAGAAGGCCCCGATGGACTTCAAGAAGTTTCAAAGGCAGGCACCGGATTCCTTCTTATGAAGAAGCATGTATTTGAGAAGATGAATAGTCACCCCGCGGTTAAGCAGTACAAGAACGACATTGGTCTTGATCCAAGATACGATCAGCACTTGAAGACTTACTTTGACACCGCAGTTCGTCAGAATCGTTACTACAGTGAAGACTGGACCTTCTGTGAAAACTGGAGAGACCTCGGTGGTCGTATTTGGGTTGACAAGCGAGTTCTTCTCCGTCACTCAGGATCATATGTGTTCTGTCAAGAAAATCAGCAGTACTTGATGGATAACATTGGTCCAATGTATGTTCAGGAGCAGGCAGCAAAGGCAGCAGCCGAAGCCGCAGCACAAGAATCTTCCCCGCCTAATCAGTAATATCTGATTAGTAGCGTTAACTAGGGGCCTCAGAAATGGGGCCCCCTTTTTGTTTATGTGATAAATACTATATTACTATATAGGATTACCCATGAAAATTACAGATATCGTCAACGAAAGCACTACAGCAGGTTCTATTGCTACCGTGTCAGCACCAATGTCCACACAATCTAGAAACGCTAGCATTTATGGTGGCAAAAAGGTAGGAAATCTATTGACTGGTAAAAAGACTAATAAGAAGTATGCCAACTCAATGAATGAGGGCAAGATGAAAGAACTTGCTATGGATATCAGAAACATGGATAACGGCAACTTCAAAAAGAAGTATGGTAAAGATAAAGAACAAATTAAGTTCTTATTAGGCGATCCTGATGCCAAGAAGACAGTTCACGAAGCTGACTTACAAGAAGATGATTTGATTCTTGTTCCGGGTCAAGGACACAAGTTAAAGAGTGGTTTCATTCCACATGGTCAAAGTCGCATTGATCACGAAGTTGAAATGGCTCGTAGCGACCTATTCAGTGCTGCTAAGAACGCAAAGCAAGTATATGAGTTGATTGCTGATTTAACCGAAGAAGAAGGTCTTGAAGGCTGGGTACAAGAAAAGATCATCAAAGCAAATGACTATCTAAACACTATTCGTGAATATCTAGAAGGTAAGCAACTACAACAACATGAAATGACCGGCGGTGTTATTGCTGCTGGTGGGGTCGGTGAAAGTATGGATTCTGCAAAAACCATCCGCACTTTTAGCGGAGACCGATATGTTGTTCCGACTGGCCAAGAACATGAAATTGATGACTATAGTAAAGCAGTAGAAATCATAAAGCAAAATAGAAGAACACCTGTTGCTAAGGAAGTGTACAATAAAGCATTAGCAACAATGAAGAAATATGAGGAAGGCCGCACTGGGTGGAAATTTGTTGATGGTGGCGTAGGCTAAGATGCGTGATATCATCAACTTGCTAGAAGCTGTTGAGAAGGGTTGCCCCCGTGCTACCCACGACATTGACTTGAATCTTAAGAATCGTCAAACTGCAATTGACGAATACATGTATGGCCCAGCCAATCCAAATAAGCCCGGTTCATATTGGAAAGATTTGAGCAAAGTATTTAAAGTTGATGAAGCTACGGCTAAGTCAATGATGTGCGGAAACTGTGCTGCATTTGATGTAAGCGATAGTATGCGTGATTGCATTGCAAGTGGTATCAGGGGCGATGAAGATAATATTGATCCTAATGCTACTATTAACTTAAGTGATTTGGGTTATTGCAACTTCTTACACTTCAAATGTGCAGGCGGTCGTAGTTGCAAAGCTTGGGTAACGGGCGGACCAATCACTGAAAAAGATAAGAATAAGAAGGCTGACTAAATGAGTTCTATATTTGATGGCATTGGCGACGAAGGCGTAGAACAATTAGATGAAAATCTACGCAAGTGGTTCAAAGAGAAGTGGGTTCGTTTTGGTCCCGACGGCAAGATTCGTGGCGCTTGTGCAAGAGGTGATGACAGTGAAGGTAAGCCCAAATGTCTCCCCCAAAAGAAAGCACATGCATTAGGTAAGAAAGGCCGCAAATATGCTGCTAGTAAAAAGCGCAGAGAAGATCCAAACCCAGAGCGCAGAGGAAAGGCTAAGAACGTAGCTACTAAAAAGAAGTCAAACGAAGATATTCAGGTAAATGAAAAGTGGAGTCAAAAATACAAAGACAGTATTAATTGCTCTAATCCAAAAGGCTTTAGCCAAAAAGCACATTGCGCAGGTAAAAGAAAGAACGAAGATATGAACAGAGAAAAATGCCCAGAATGCGGTGGTCCAATGTATCATGAATCAATGATGAATGAAAAGAAGGATGCTTGCTATCATAAAGTTAGAAGCCGTTATAAAGTTTGGCCTTCTGCTTATGCGTCGGGTGCATTAGTTCAATGCCGTAAGAAGGGTGCTAAAAATTGGGGCACCGGTGGCAAGAAGAATGAGAGCAATATCATGAAGGGTATTGTTGATGAATCTGAAAATGTATTAGTACTCTACATTGATGGCAAGCCCTCTACCAAATACGCAAAAGACCATGAAGCAAAAGGTGACTTAGAAAGACTACAAGCTAAGTTCCCTAACAAAAAGTTTGAGCTTAAGAGAGAAATGCGTGAAGGTGTGATCATCGGTCATGACAAAGACGATCCTCAAGTTGCAGTTCTTGGCGGCGCCGGTTCATACAGCCTTAGCAATCTCAAAAAGAAAGCACAGATGGAAGCTAATGAATTAGCAAAAGATGTTAGTGAAGGTAAGTTTAAAAACTCAGCATATAATGTTAAGCAACTTGCCAACACACTAAACACAATCGTAGCTGCTGAAGAAGAAATGTCAAAGCTTTACTTCGGTGAAGCTGCCGGTGAAGATACCCGTGAAATTGGTTCTCAGCTTGAAGATTTGGCTTATGAAATTAAGGAACTTGCTGATACTGCTATGCGCTTAGTGCGCGGCACAGAAGAAGAAGGTAGAGCAAAATCATATTGGTACCCTCATATTGTAATGGCAGTCAGTGAAGATCATAGTTACATGGGAAAAAACATGTTCACTATGATGGATTCAGCAAATAGCCTTATGAATAATGAAGAAAATGAATTCAATGAAGACTACACCGGTGAGTTCGCAGCAGAAGTAACTCCTGCAATCAATCCATATGGTGGTCTAAAAGATCGTAAACACAGAGGTGCTATCAGCGAAACTCCAACTGATAATCCTACTGGTGCTAGTGGTGAAGGTGGCTGGAGAAAGTACAAGCCAAAGAGTGCCGGAACAATAAAGGAAGGTAGTGATGAGCTAGAAGCATTTTTAGCCCAATATCCAGAGGCACGTGATGCAATGCGTAATGCAGTCCGTCACTTTGAATATGCATATGACGCAATGGATCATGTTGCAGGACATGTTTTACACAAGATGCCCTACTCTGAGTGGGAAAAGGTGCGACAGGATTTCATTAACTATTTTGTAAAGCACGGACTGAAGGCTGATGTTAATGAAGAACAGCTTGACGAAAAGTGCTGGGATACACACAAGCAAGTTGGTATGAAAAAGAAGGGCGACAAGATGGTGCCTAACTGCGTACCGAAGGAATCAGCCATCATGAGAGGCCTTAAGCGTGAGAGCAAGTGAGTTTCTACCTGAATCAGTAAGCACGGGCTTAGGTGGAGGTTGTGCCGGCAACAATGGCGGCTCAATGGTAGGCGGTCCTACTACCTACGAACAAGAATATAATATGTTCAAACGTAAAGGACCTCGTCGTATCACCGCGATGACTAATGAAAATAAAACAAATACTATAACGCTTGCTGATATCTATGATGGTGAATATCCAGATGACGATGAGCTTATTTGGAATTATGTAGGCGATAGTGACTTTGATGTTCCTTTTGAAGTGCAAACTATACAACCTATGATTCTTGACAACATATTAATCAATCAATATGGCGTAGAACATATTGAAGACTTATATGACATGATGCAGCCAGAACAAATAGAAGTTATTGATCACTACAAAAATGATCCTAATCTGTCACAACAAGTAATTATACTAAATCAAGATAGAATTGTTGACGGGAATCACAGAGCGGTAGCAGCAGTATTATCAAACAAACCAATTAACTACATAGATGTTAGTGAGGAAGAAATATGAGCCATCTCAGAGATGTTAGGATGACATACTTTCAACACCTGTTTAGGGCGTACAAAGTTGCATTTATATTAATGGTGCATGGATTATTTCCAAATATTTGGAAGACGAAAGCGAGTGACATTTTAAATGAAAGATAGTTGGATTAAAGATATATTGATGGCACTATTCCCTATACTATTGACTGGTGTAGGATATTTAGTAATGGCAGTTATAAATCTACAAGAGCAAGTACAAATTATGCAAGACAATGCTCAAATTGCAAGAGACCAACTCAAGGATGATATTGAAGACGATATTCATGACATTGACAAAAGAGTTGCAGTTCTTGAATCAAAACAATAAATAGTCTATAGGACTATGAACATGCTCACTGATACACTTAAAACCCTTTTAGCCACTGCATATGCTTTGTCAATCAAGGCACAAAACTTCCACTGGAATGTGGAAGGACCTAATTTCCCCCAGTATCACGAATTCTTTGGTAATTATTACGAAGAAGTATACGGCAACACTATTGACAAGTTGGCAGAAATCATTCGTCAACTTGATAGCTATACTCCCGGTAGTATCCTTCGCTATGCTGAATTAAGTCAGATCGCAGATCAAGTAAAAATCCCTCGTGCTGAGTTGATGATGCAAGAACTACATCAGGACAACGCTATCATTCTTGATATGTATAAGCAAGCCTTCCATGTAGCGAATGACAGCGATGAGCAGGGTATTGCAAACTTTATTGCAGAACGCATTGATGCACATGCTAAGCACGCCTGGATGCTAAGAAGTATTCTCAAAACCGCGAGGGCGTAATGTCCCCGGATGAAATGCAGATGTTAATCAAATCACTACAACTATTAGAACAAGAGCCTGAGCTACAGGAAGAAGTTGTTGTGGTTGAAAATATTAAGCATTCAGATGGTAAAGATTATATCACTCAGATTGAAGAATTCATATTCAATCTAGGACCAGATGATGTAGGTGTAGAAAAGTTTGGCCCTTACACTGTTCACTTTGAGGGATTCAGTGACTATTGCCAGCAGGATGCAAATGATCGCTGTTATTTGCCTGCTGATCATCCTAGGTATCTATCAAAGTACGAAGACATTTATGATGAAGTACTAAGAGACTTTATCAATCGTGAAGATGGTAAAATGCCAATTGAGTCGGGATTGGCAGGCGACGAAGAATATCCGATTTACTACGCTATCTTTAAAGAAGAAGATAACTTAACCGAAGACAAGTCAATTAACACAGTTGCTTATCACGGTACAACAGACGATATCTCGGCGTTTCGTCCCTTCAGTCACTTTGGCTCTGAAACTGCTGCACGAGATAGAATGGATTATAAGAAAGTCAAGAACGGTAAAATCTATAAAGTACAAATTGATATCAAGAATCCATTGACGATCAAAGATTTTCCTGGTGTACACTATGACAGACTCTATGCGTTTGAGTTGAGAGACAAGAAACTCATCAGTCAAGAAGAAATGGAATTCATTACTACTGAACAAGATCCTCAAGAATTAAGAAAGCGATTACTTGACAAACTGAGAGATTTAGGCATTGATGGTTTCGTATACAAGAATAGATACGAAGACAAGGGTCATCTAAGCTACGTCATTACTGATCCTAGTCAAGCTAAAATCGTTGATGTTGAAGAAGTCTTATTAAAAGAAGAACAAGTTGAAGAAGCAAGTCCAAGTACACTTGAGGGCAGCTTTACTCCAGACTTAGTTGAGAGTAAGACTTGGTTATGTGATATGTTAGCTAAGGGTCTTAAAGGCAAGAACGCTGGCACTATCTATGTGCTAGGTAGCTGGTATGGCAATATGGGTATCTTCATACAGCAAGCCGGAGTTAAGTTTGACAAGCTTGTGCTTGTTGAACCAAATGAAGAATGGTTAATTCGCAGTAAAAAGCTATTAGATACATTAAATGACGAAGGCAAGTTGGTATTACTTCATCAAAAAGCAGAAGATGTAGTTTATGAAAAGCCTGGAGTAGTTATTAACACTAGCTGCAACGAAACAGGTCCAGTGTTTTTAACTAAGGTTCCCGATAATATGCTATGTTTATTGCAAGCAAGGAACAATGTTTCTGACGTAGCAATAAATACTGATAGCTTAACAGAATTTGATGAGTTGTTTAATTTGTCTAAAGTATATTATACTGGTGAAAAGAAATTAAACGATCCAGAAACTGAATACACAAGATATATGAAGATTGGCAGAAAATGAGAGCAAAGCAATTCGTACCTATTGTAGAAGCTCAGCAAGAGCTTTTTGAAGTAAATATGAGCCCAGGCAACTTGAAGAAGCTTGCTAGTGGCATTGATGCATTAGTGGGTATTGAATTTGAAATGCTTGTTCCTGACGTTGGTGTTGTAGATGATGACGATATGGAACCGGAAGAGGATATGGATTATGATGAAGAAGCCTACGATATTGATGATATCGTTCGCTTCTTTAATGACGGTGACTACAATGATCGCAGCACAATTAGAGACTTAGAAGAAGAACTAAAAGAAAAGTTCTATGAGTGGCAAAGCGAACAAATTGATGAGCAGTGGAATAATGACGGTAGAGAATACTTTGCAAAATGGGTAAAAGACAACGTAGATCCTGATACGATTGCCGATCACGTAGACAAAGAAGAAGATTTATTTGGTAATAGAAACCCTGACGGATCAGACTGGGCACAGTTCATTGAAGATGAATGGGAAGAAGGATTTGACAGCGATAGTTATCAAAGGGCATACGATGATTTCCGCGAAGAAAGACAAGATGAAGGCGACTTTGACGAAAGAGAATTCTTAAGAGAAATCGGCATTCGTTATATGTCCGATGTTAATGATCGTGTCAGAGAATATGTTGCATGGCCACATTATACCTATCCAAGTGGCGATGGAGAAATGAACCTTGAGAATCTAGCAGATGAATTCTCAGATGCAATCGGTCGCAAAGTTCACTACAGTACTGGTTATCACGGTGGACCAAGAACGAGTGATGCGTATACGATTGAACCCGACAGCAGTTTAAGCGGTTCAGGTGATGATGCTGGACTTGAGTTCATTAGTCCCCCATTGCCAATTGATGAAGCGTTAGCAGATGTTAAGAAGATTAAAGAGTGGGCCGATGACAAGGGCGCATATACTAATAGAACTACTGGTCTTCACATGAATGTCAGTGTTCCTGGATTTAATCAAGAAAATTTGGACTTCGTTAAACTTACATTATTGTTAGGTGACAAGTATCTATTAGATAGATTTGGCCGCAGTGCAAATAGTTATTGTAAGAGTGCTTTAGATGTTATTGAAGAAGCACCCAGCATACAAGACAAAGAACTACTATTCAAGAAATTAAAAAATAATCTTGAAACTATTGCAAGTAAAGTTATTCACTCAGGTAGAGTAGGTAAGTTCACAAGTATCAATCCTAAAGACAATCGTGTTGAATTCAGAGGCCCGGGCGGTGATTGGCTTGATCAAAACTTTGACAAGATTGAAGATACATTATACCGCTGCGTAGTAGCACTTGACGCTGCTGTTGATCCTGACAAGTATCGTAAGGAATACTTAAAGAAGCTTACTAAGATGTTTGCTCCTACTAAGGGTTCACTGGAAGATGTGTTCGTTCAGTATGCAGCAGGTACTATCACTAGAGAAGAATTGAAGAACAAGCTTAAGGCTACACAATCACAAAGAAAACAAGAGAAACTATCCAAAGAAGGAGTAGTTGAACTTGAATTCTATGATGCAAGAGACGGTGACTGGATCATTGAATATGACAATCCAACCGGCGACAATCGCAGAATGTTCCTCAAAAAGACTGAACAGGTTGATGATGCTAATAAGGCAATGGAAGCTGCAATGAAATTAGAGCCGAGTTGGTTCAAGCCTGATGACATTGAAAATATCATCGCAACTGAATTTACCGGTAAAAAAGAATATAACGTGTTTGACAAGGATGGTAATGTCGTTGGTAACTATATGGCAATAACACCTTTACAAGCAATTGATATTACACTTAGTTATGAGAGTGGATTGCCAAAGCAAGGATTGACTGCTAAGTTAGCAAGCGAGACTCCGCAACAACCACTTAGAATGGCACCCGGCGAATCAGAGTTCGTCGTAATTAACAATACATTAAATCAAAGAGTTGATTTAGCGGCAAGAGATAGCGCAACTGCATTAAGCCGCGCATTGCGTAACAATCCAAGTTGGGACTCATATCAACATCAGATTAGAGTTCTCTCGGCAACTCCTCAGTCTCAAGAAGAACCGCAATACAACTTATATCGTGTAAGAGGTAACGGCGAAAGTCAATACATTAGTGCTAGAACAGTGGGTGAAGCTGGAAGAATCGCATTGACATTGTACCCTAGCATGGGTGATACCGTTGGCAGTCTAGATGTTGTATTGCAGGATGCTGATCCTAATGTGGTCAATATGTATCTAAGATCGCAACAGAGTGAACTAGAGCGCAGAAATAATCAGTCATCCTCCAGTAATGAATTGACTGCAACTCCAAGAGAATTTTATGTTAGCAACAACAGATTTGGCGGCACGATTAGAGTTGAAGCCCCTAATCAGGAAGAAGCATACCACGCTGCTACTAGAGCCCGCCCTGAATGGTCAATACTAGACTTGACAGCAACCGAAGTAGGCGGAAGATCAAATCAATCTAATAATGGATTGACAGCAGGACAACCCGGCGAAGGTGAGCTTTATCAAGTTACAGATGTAGGCGACACCGGGGGTGTAGTCATTCGTGCAACTAGTCCAGAACATGCTATTGAACGAGCTAGACAGGCGCACCGCATAGACCCTTCAAGAGAATTAGAAGCAAGGCTATATAACGGTTGACATTGGCCCGTCAATATGATAAAACAGTGATTCACTGATAAATACTACAGAGGTGATAGATTATGAAGATTAATGAAATTCTTACCGAATCGTTTGACAACATTGAAGATCCGGATACCGACAAGGTCCCCAACATTGTCATGCAGATTCGCAAGAGCATGGACACTGGCGGCAATCGCCCTATCATCTTCCGTGACGGTAGTAAGGAAGCTCTTCCAGTAAATGCTATGATTGCATTCTTGAATCGTTATGAAACTCTTAAGCCAATGGATCGTGAAGAAATGCAAGACCGTGCTGTTCAGAGCAAGGAAGCATTCATTGATGCAGTCAAGAACTATAACAAGCCTAGAGCACCAAAGAGTATCTACTAATAACGTAAAAAGTACGTAGTTTTAATAAACTAGTAGTTTTAAAATACCCCCACATGGCTAAATATTATTATAATAATAATAAGGAGCTATTGTGGGGGAATTTTTTAAACTAGTTGCCGATGTGGGCTTTCCAATCGCAGCAGCAGTCGCTGCCGGCTATTTCGTATTTCTTACATTGAAGTTCATTCTTGCAGGCGTAACAGGTTCTGTTGCGGGCATGAAGGACATAATCACGGCATTAGACAATCGTGTTAAAACAATGAATCATGACGTTATACGTATTGATACCGTCGTGTCAAATGCTTTGGGCCTTAAGCCAGATATTAACCGTGTTGCTCGTGCAGACGGTAAAAATGATGCAAGGAGAGACTAATGGGACCAAATATAGCTAAACTAATCGGTGAGTATGGTTTCCCTATTGTTGCTGCATTCGGCATGGGATATTTCGTATACTATGTTTGGAAGTGGGCAACTACTGAGGTAAAACCAGTATTAAGCGAAGCAAACACTACGTTAGTAGCACTCATTGATCGTATTCGTATGCTTGATAATGATTTGATTAGAATGAATCAAAAAGTGGATACTGTATTGCATTTGCGCGGTAAGACTATTGAGAGAGAAAGAATTGAAGCTGAGCATATGATTAATCAGGCTAAACCATCTAAAACAGATAAGAACTAAAGGTGTACAGGAAAAATGCTGAAACGAGTAACACTATTATTAGGACTCTTAGTAAGCACTCCTGCACAGGCTACCGAGATAGTATTCCAATTTAAAAACCCATCATTTTCGGGAGTTAACACCGGAGCACACTGGTTAACAATTGAAAATCAGGAAGCTACTAGAAAGAAGGCTATTCAGGATAAGATAGAGGCTGATCTTAAAGCAAAAGCACTAGAAGAAAAGAACTCCATCTTAAACCGTTTTCTAAACAACTTGCAGTCTCGTATCTACTCTCAATTAGCTCAACAATTGACCAACAACTTATTTGGTTCAATGGGGGGACAGCGTGGGGAGTTTACACTTGAAGGCAACATAATCAGATACGAAAAAACAGACACAGAAATAAAGCTAGTAATCACTGACGCTGATGGCAACCAAACAGAAATCATAGTTCCTACTACTGGATTTAAATGGTAATGAACTATAAGATATTGATATTACCCTTATTATTGTCCGGATGCATGTCCACTGGGTCAGGCATACTTGAAATAAAGGATAATCCCACAAGATTAACTACTCAAGTAAACGAACTATACACATTACCGGCACCCGAAAGACAGGCAGTAGTAGCGGTATATGAGTTTCCTGATTTAACTGGTCAACGCAAAGACAAAGATGGTATTGCTAGTATCTCAACTGCTGTTACACAAGGCGGTGCCCCATTATTGATTTCTGCGTTGAAGGACGCAGGTGGAGGCACTTGGTTCAGAGTAGTAGAACGCAACAGAGTAGACGACCTAGCAAGAGAACGCCAAATTGTTCGTCAAACTCGTGAAGAATATTCGGGCGAGGGGGAAAATAAGCTTGATCCTATGCTATTTGCTGGATTGATCATCCAAGGTGGCATCATTGGCTATGATACTAACATCCAGACAGGTGGCGCGGGCGCAAGATATTTGGGCATCGGCGGTTCAACAGTTTATAGAAAAGATCAAGTGGTAGTGTCATTGCGTGCAGTTAGTACTAACACAGGTGAAGTAATACTTAACGTACAAGTCTCAAAAACTGTATTATCTGTAGGCAGAGACCTGTCAGTGTTTAAGTTCGTAGATGTTGGCACTAAATTAATTGAAGCAGAAGCCGGAATGACTGAAAATGAAGCTAACACAATGGCAGTCAAGATGGCAATTGAAGAAGCAGTTTTACAAATGGTAAAACAAGGAATAGAAAAGGGATATTTTAAAGTTGCGCCGAAGATTGAATACGATCTATCGGTAACAGGGGAAACAAAACAATGAAAAACAAACTAATGCTTTTTGTCATCGCACTGATGACCAGCACACTATCTTTCGCACAATCAACAACTAACTCAGTTTATATTGAGCAAGTAGGTGATACCAGCACAATTGATATTACACAAAAAGGGCAAAGTAACAAAATAGGTACCGAAGCTAACCGTGTAGTACTTGAAGGCAATAATCAAACAATTACAATAACACAGGAAGGTAACAATAATTCTGTGCAGGGTTCTATCATCCAAGCAGATAATATAAACATTGATACTACTGTGACGGGTGATAACAACTCACTAACCTATGACTTAGGAAGTGCCGCAACTATTGCAGGATCTACAAAGACACTCACAGTTGCCGGTGATTCCAACAGTCTTGTCTTTAACCAAGGTACAACATCTTCTGCAACTAATGCGGTTCAGAATATCACATTAACGGGTGATACAAATACACTTACCTCTACAATAAACGCAGATGATGTTGTCAATACTAAAACTATCATGGGTGACGGAAACAACATCACTACATTACAGAATGGAACAGCCGGAAAGAACATTGAAATGGTTCTTACAGGAAACACCAATAATGTAACGATAAACCAGCAGAGTACATCGAATGTTGATACACTTAAGATCAATAGCACAAGCAACGGCAGCACTATTACTATTAATCAGTGTAACGCCCTCGGCCCATGCTAATATTGGAAAGGTAACACAAAATCGCGGGACGAGTGAAGTTGTGAAGAACGCTCAACGTGTCCCTACACGCCCGCAGTTACCCATTTCTAAAATGGATAGGGTACAGACCGGTAACGGTAGAGTTGAAATCACGTTTGTGGATGACTCTACCGTTAAAGTCACCGAACAATCCAAATTAGTAATTGATGATTTTGTTTACAGCGGCAAACCTTCTACTAGCAGAATGGCCCTCAAGTTTGCGTCAGGGACTGTTAGATTTGCTACGGGTCAGTCAGGAAAGATCAACAAGAGTAATATTAATCTACGCACACCAACTGCTACTATTGCAGTGAGAGGAACTGATTTTGCTGCAACAGTAGATGATTTCGGCAAAAGTTTGGTTATTCTTTTACCAGAACCAAATGGCTCAGTAGGAGAAATCATTGTTTCAAACGCAGCGGGTACTGTTATTCTTACCAAAGCATTTCAAGCAACTATCATATCTACTACAGACAGTAAACCTTCACGCCCGGTCATATTGAATCTTACACTAGATCAAATTGATAATATGTTGATTGTCTCGCCCGCCGAAGAAGTTCGCACTAGTGAGGATTCAGAAGATAGTAGAAACAACATATTAGATTTAACCGAACTTGATGTTGATTTTCTTGCTACAAATGATTTGACAGAGGAACAACTTGCTAGTTCAGACCTTGATATTAACGCTATCAATAGTGATTTTCTAGGAGAAGATTTTCTTGATGATATAAGTACAACTGATTGTGTTACTAAAGATAATACAAAGTTGTGTGGTACTACATTTGGACTTAACAATACTACACAGATAACTACTATCATATCAGGTGATTATTTACGTCTTGTTAGAACTCTCAACTCAACAGTTGACTTTGTTGTGCAGAAGGATGTAGGGAAGTCGTTGTATATAGATAGTAATGGAAAAGCGTTTTTGATTGAAATAAACGAGCCAGCTGGAGGAACTATAATCAATGTTAAACAAACTGAATAAAATCTTACTTTCGCCCTGGCTAGCATTAGCTACATTATCACTATTACTATTAGTGAAGTTGATGAATCCGTTCCTTGTTGACAGTATGAAACTGAAATATTACGATTATCTGATGCTGGGTGAACCAGTTAAGTCAGAGCAAATTGTAGTAGCAAATATTGGGGAGAAAGCAATTGAAAAATATGGACAATATCCGTTCTCTCGTGAAACATACGGTGAGATTATTAGAGAACTTTATGATAACGGCGCTGGTCTTGTTGGTACTACTATTCTTATGTCTGAACCTGATAGGATGGGCACTGATGTAAAACTTGCTGAGACATTAAAACAGTATCCGGTTGTGTTAAGTCAAACGCTTGTAGAAGAATGCTCTACGGATAATCGTCTCCCTCGCCGCACAGGTATTGCTGTAGTCGGTGACGGACAACCCACTGATTTTCTTCCGAACTATCCATGTGTGCTTGATAACATTCCAGTACTTCAAGCGTCTGCTGTAGGCGTCGGTATAACATCTTCTCTTCCTGAGACGGACGGGGTAACTCGCCGAGTGCCTTTATTAGGGATTTCAAATGGCGAATATTATCCTGCGTTTTCTTTAGAACTTTTGAGAGTTGCTGCGGGAGATCCTTCATATCAAGCGAAGATAAATCAGACGGGTGTTGAAGCATTACGTGTTCCTCAGTATGGTATAATTAAGACCGACGAATATGGCAGGGTGTTTATGAACCCAAATTACCAATTTCAATCTGTTGAAGTAGGCGGCGATATTCCTCGTCTGGATGGGAAAATTGTTGTTCTCGGAGTGACCGCGAAAGGCGTTGCAAACCCAGTAGCAACTCCGTCTGGTGCCCAAATGCCTCACACGGTTCAGGCCAGTCTTCTTGAGACTCTAATAAAGGGAGATTCGGTGTCAATTCCGAATTGGGTGGATCTTGCTGATCTTTTGGCATTTGTTGTCCTCTCAGTTTTGATTATCTTACTGTCAAGAGTAAGATACTCAATTGTTTGGATCGGCATATTACTAGCAGGCTATGTTTACGCTCCGATATATCTATTTACCCATAACAAGATATTATTTGATATTTCTTTCAACGTTTTGGCTGCATTAGTAATCTATCTGCACATCTATACTGTTAAGTTTATCAGCGAGTACTTACAGAAGCAACAGATTAAGAAGCAGTTTGGTACATATCTAAGTCCTGATCTTGTTGCACAACTACAGCGTCAACCAGAACTATTGAAGCTTGGTGGTACAGAGCAAGAATTGTCAATCATGTTTACTGATGTTCGTGGATTCACAACTATTAGTGAACACTACGGTAAAGATGTTCAGGGCTTGACAAGCATCATGAATCGGTATATGACTGCTATGACCAAAGCTATTCTAGAGAATAAGGGTACATTAGACAAGTATATCGGTGACGCACAAATGGCGTTTTGGAATGCACCATTAGACAATCCACAACACGCTAAGGATGCGGTTATAACAGCATTTACTATGCTCAAATCATTGGAGGACTTCAATAATGAAATCAGACAAGAAGGTATCCCCGCTTTTGGTATGGGCCTTGGCATTAATACTGACACCGTTGTTGTTGGTAACATGGGTTCTGACCAGCGTTTTGACTACACTTGCCTTGGTGATGGGGTTAATCTCGCTTCAAGACTTGAAGGACAATCTAAGCCCTATGGTGTCAAAATTGTTATCGGACCCAAAACAGCAAGTTGTGTCAAAGATGAATATCAAATTATAGAACTAGACTTGATTGCAGTTAAAGGTAAGACTGAACCTGCTAAAATATACACAGTTTTACCTTTCCATGAAATATTAGCAGAGACTACCCATATCAAGTTTTTGGAGCTTTATCGTCAAGGTCATTGGGATGCTGCTGAAAAGCAAGCAACTATTTTAAAACATCATTGGCGAGGAGAAATGGTTCAGTATTACGATATGATGATTGAACGAATTGAAGAATTTAAGAACAATCCTCCCGCTAAGTGGGATGGAGTGTACAGGGCAACTTCAAAGTAAGTTGCCCAATAATTTTGACACAGACACAGTTATGTTGTAAATATAACACTGACATGAAAATGTCAGATTTTCAAACTTAAAAGGAAAACAAAAAGTATGAAGAAGTTAATCGCACTCGCAGCACTCGCAACTGCTGCTTTTACTACCCCTGCAATGGCTAATGACTTCCAGGGTCCTCGTTTTGAGGTTACCGCTGGAGCTGATGACGTTACCGGTGGTGTTGACGCAACTGACATTGCTTATGGCGCAGCCCTTGGCTATGACCTTCAGTTCGGCAAGGTAGTTGTTGGTGCAGAAGCTACTGCTGCTAACGTCTTTGACCGTGCAGACCTTGGTGCTGCTGCTCGTCTCGGTTATGTCTTGAACAAGAATGTTCTTGCTTATACCCGCGTCGGCTACAACAATCTTGAGCGCCCTCAGACTTGCACTGGAACTCGTCCAGTAGTTTGCCGTAACACTGCAAACTTGGAAGGTCTCACTGTAGGTGGCGGTCTTGAAGTGAAGCTTGTTGGCTCAACATTTGTTAAGGCTGAGTATCGCTACTCTGACTTTGACGGCAATGTTGGTCGTCACGGCGGACTCGTTGGTTTCGGTCTTCGTTTCTAATAACTGACTGAATGGAATGGCGGCGGCGAAATTCGTCGCCATTACCATATCCAAATGATAAATACATATATGAGAGCCACCGAATTCATTACCGAGCGCAAGAAAAAGCGCAGAAAAACCAAATCTCGCCGTGCATACGGTGGTTATTTCTTTCCGGGATATGCCTTTTTTGGTACCGGCGATTCTAGCGGTGACGCCGGTGGCGATGGCGGGGGCGGTGAAAGCGTAAATGAGTCGCCCGAAGTTGAATTAGCTAAAAGATTGCCCTCACTTGCAAAACATGACTATAATACCATTGATACGTTAATGAAAAAGATTGCTCATAAACATAAGATTACGGGCAAAGCATTACACGACCTATTCAAAAAGAAATATCACAAGACTCCTGATAGTTGGATCAAGGGTAAACTTGATGAAACTGATTCGGTTGATTCGGACCTTGAACAAGAGGTAGCTAAGTTCGTTGATTGGACTGCCAAAAGATTACATCTTAATAAGGTTCCAAAGATTGAATTGAGTATGGATACCGAAGAGGCCCAAGTTAACCATCATACCGGTCGGCATGTTGAGGGTGAAGATAGCGTTTGGGTCTATGCCAAAAATCGCAATCTCGTAGATATCTTACGCACTGTGTTTCATGAACTCGTACACGTTCGCCAAGGCGAGTTAGGAATGATCAAGCCTGGATCAAGCTATCCTGGTAGCCCAATTGAAGCGATGGCCGATATGCTTGCGGGCAAATACATCAAAATCTACGGCAAAGACAATCGCCAAATCTTCCAGTAAAACGGTCAATTAACCCAAACAAATCCTTGACCTATATCCACGGCTACTATATAATAAAGACACTAAAGGAGAACACATGTCTAGAACTTTTAACGCAGAAGCTAAGGTTAAGCTGACTCAGCTTATTAATGAAGGTATTTCGGTCCTTGTTGAGGTAGAAACACTTAACGAAGGATTGAATGACACTATCAAGGCTATTGCAGAAGAACTTGAAGTAAAGCCCTCTGTACTCAAGAAGGCTATTAAGATTGCACATAAGCAGCGTCTTAACGAAGAAAACGAAGCTAACGAAGAACTCAACACAATTCTACAAACGGTAGGTAAAGCCTAATTAATGTCATACATTGACGCCGTACTTGATGCCAAAGCTGATAGGATATTTGTTGTAGAGCGCAGCCCTGAGGGAAAGCGTCTTTACAAAGAATATCCTACCAACTACACATTTTACTACAGTGACCCTAAGGGTAAGTATCGTAGTATCTTTGGTGATCCTGTAACTAGATTCTCTACTCGCAAGAAAGATGAGTTTGAGAAGGAGAAAAGAATACACAAAGGAAAGACTCTTTTTGAGAGTGATATTCCTGTTGTTTTCAGATGTTTGAGTGATAACTATCTGAACGTTGAACCTCCCAAGCTACACACAGCATTCTTTGATATTGAAGTGGACTTTGACCCCGAACGAGGTTTTAGTCCTACTGATGATCCGTTCAATGCTGTAACTGCTATTTCATTGTATTTGGATTGGCTAGATCAATTAATCACGCTCGTTATGCCTCCAAAGCATATGAGTGACGAGACTGCACAGGAACTAACAGCAGAGTTTGAAAACTGTTTGCTATTCCGCAGTGAAATTGAAATGTTTGAAACGTTCTTTGCATTGATTGAAGATGCAGACGTTCTTACAGGCTGGAACTCGGAAGGATACGATATTCCCTATTGTGTGAATCGTGTTACTCGTATTATGAGTAAGGATGATACTCGCAAATTTTGTCTGCTTGGACAAATGCCAAAGATGCGTACTTATGAACGTTTTGGTAAGGAAGAACAGACTTACGACTTAGTTGGTCGTATTCACATGGACTATCTACAGCTTTACAAGAAGTACAACTATGAAAGTCGCCACAGCTATTCACTAGATGCAATCGGTGAAATGGAAGTTGGCGAACGCAAGACTCAATACGAAGGTAGCCTTGATCAGTTATACAATAAGGACTTTAAGAAGTTTGTAGAGTATAACCGTCAGGATACTATGTTGATGGTTAAGATTCACAATAAGTTGAAGTTCCTTGATCTTGCTAACGCTCTAGCACATGAAAATACTGTGCTGCTTCCCACTGTTATGGGTTCGGTGGCAATGATTGAAATGGCTATCTATAATGAAGCGCATAGTCGTGATATGATTGTGCCTGACAAGAAACGAAAAGATAGTTTTGGTGAGGAACAGCAAGCAGCAGGTGCATATGTTGCAGTGCCTAAGAAGGGCATTCATGAATGGGTCGGCGCAGTTGACATTAACTCACTGTATCCATCTGCTATTCGTGCGCTGAATATGGCTCCCGAAACTATCGTGGGTCAAGTTCGCCAATCATTGACCGAACAATACATGCATGAAAAGAGTATTGCACTAGCAAAGGATAAGCGCAAGAAAAAGAACGGTGACGATGCTGATGCGGTCACTGGCGCTATTCTTTGGGAAAATCTATTCGGTTCATTAGAATATACTGCTATTATGAATCAAGAGCGTGGAACTATACTTACTATTGACTATGAAGATGGTCGTAGTGTAGAAATGAGTGCCGCAGAGATTTGGAAACTAATCTTTGACAGCCGTCGCCCCTGGATCATTAGTGCTAATGGTACAATCTTTACATATGAGAAAGAGGGTGTTATCCCAGGATTGCTTTCACGCTGGTATTCAGAACGTAAGAGTATTCAGAAAGAAGCAAAGGCTGCATATGGCACAGACAAGTTTGAGTATTACGATAAGCGTCAGCTAGTTCGTAAGATTTTGCTCAACTCTGCATATGGCGCACTTTTGAATGAGCATTGTCGTTTCTACGATAAAAGAATCGGGCAGTCAGTTACGTTGTCTGGTCGTCAAATCACTAAGCATATGATGAGCCAGATAAACGAAATCATCACGGAAAAGTATGAACACGACGGCGACGCTATTGTGTATGGTGATACTGACTCCTGTTATTTCTCAGCTTATCCTATTCTGAAAGATCAGATTGATAGTGGTCAATTAACATGGGACAAGGATAGTTGCATCCAACTATATGATCAGATTGCAGAAATTACTAACGATAGCTTCCCTGCTTTCATGGAACGTGCATTTCATTGCCCACGTAAGAACGGCGAAGTTATTAAAGCTGGTCGTGAACTTATCGGTGACCGCACTCTCTTTATCACTAAGAAGCGTTATGCAATCAACATTTATGATCTTGAAGGTAAGCGACAAGACTTAGATGGTAAGATGGGTAAGATTAAGGCTATGGGTCTTGATCTTAAGAGAGCAGATACTCCCAAATATGTTCAGGAATTCTTGATGGAAGTCTTGACTATGGTTCTTGGTGGTGCGCCGCGTGATGAAGTTATCGAAAAGATCAGAACATTCAAGCGTTGGCTCAGTGAGCAGGATTCTTGGTCTAAGGGTTCTCCAAAGTCGGTTAATAAACTCACATATTATGGGGAACTTGAATCACGAAGCAAGACTGGTAAAGCAAACATGCCCGGTCACGTTAGAGCAGCATTGAACTATAACTATCTTCGCAAGATGAACAATGATCAATATAGTCAAAAGATCGTTGATGGCATGAAGGTTATTGTTTGCAGCTTGAAGGATAATCCTCTCGGATTCACAAGCGTTGCTTATCCGACAGATGAACTAAGACTTCCGCAATGGTTCATTGATCTTCCATTTGATGATCTTGACATGGAACGAAAGCTTGTTGATGAAAAGATTGACAACTTGCTAGGTGTATTGAATTGGAAGATTCGTCAAGACACTAACACCAATAGCACCGTAGGTGACTTGTTCAATTTCGGATAACAAGATTGTTGCTTTTTGCAAAGAATTCCACTATTATACACTATAGAATTACCTAAATACTTAAAAGGAAAAAACATGAAAGATTATTTACTTGATTTGATCCAGCATACATATGGATTAGGCGTTATTGAATTAGTTAAGGTTGAGGGTACTGACACTGAAACTAAGATTTCCGCATATGCCGAAGACAAGACTGTTATTGTTACTGGTACGTTTAAGACCCCAATTGATGGTTTTCAGGGCGTCTTTGGTATGCCCAACCTTTCTAAGCTTAAGACTATCTTGAGCTTTGATGATTATGACGACAATGCAAAGATCACTGTCAATAAGAAGGATGAGAATGGAGTTCAGGTTCCGACAACCATTCACTTTGAAACTCAAGTAGGCGACTTCGTAAACGATTATCGTCTTATGAGCCGTGCTATCGTAGACGATAAGGTCAAGACAGTCACATTCAAGGGTGCAACCTGGGACGTTGAGTTTGAGCCTACTGTTGCTGGTATCATGCGTCTTAAGAAGCAGGCTAGTGCTAACAGTGAAGAACTAAACTTCGTTACTAAGACTGACAATGGTGATCTTAAGATTTATTTTGGTGATCACTCAACTCACTCGGGTAACTTTGTATTCCAGCCCGGTGTTGGTGGCACTCTTAATAAGGCGTGGAACTGGCCTGTTAAGGTATTTCTCGCTATCATGGATCTACCGGGTGATAAGGTAGTTCGCTTTGCTGATGCAGGCGCTGCTGAAATCACGGTTGATTCGGGTATTGCTAATTATCGTTATCTTCTTCCCGCACAGGCTAAGTAATGATCAAGACCGTTAACGGACAGGGTAGATATATTATGGTCAACGGAGGATTTCCCGCTCACACATATATCAATTCTAGTTCAGGATACATGAATGTCGGTGATGTTAGATATAACACTAGTATGCAGCGACTTGAAGTATATGACGGTAATATGTGGATTGAACTTGGAACTAGCCATGCTAGTGTAGGGTTGACGCCTGATGCTGAATCTGCACTTGACTGGGCTATTCGTAAGCGCAATGAAGAAATGGCGCTTGAAGCAAAAGCTAAGGATAACCCAGCAATTGCAGACCTACTCAATCAAAGAAAAACGATTGATGAGCAAATCAAAGTTATTGAAATATTAACGAAAGATAATAAAGTTGGAACAAATTAACCTTTCAAACAGTCACAATCCCGAATGGGCATTGTTTCTGCCCGCAATCTCGTCTTTCTTCATTAGCGGCTTAGGTAAGCAGCGTGAAGGTGAACAGTATTTTGACCCGGCGAGAATCCCTGCGGCGTTCAACGGTGACGTTGAATGTTTGAATTTCTTCAATAGCAAGCAAGGCTTATTCACATATAAGTGGGGCTTGTATTCTGCTGGTCACGCGAATCTAGATATTACTAAGGATGACAATAATGAATCTATCATCCGCAAGAGGGAAGAAGGAACATTTCTTCTAGGAGACTCAGGTGGATTCCAGATTCTTAAATGTCAGTGGCCAGCAGATTGGAAGGATCCTAACTGTCCTCGTGCAATGAAGAAGCGTCAACAAGTTCTTACTTGGATGGACGAATACATGGACTATGGAATGTGTCTTGATATTCCGTCACAGTCTCTTACAACCTATCACATTAAGGATAAGAAGACTGGTAAATCAGCGCACGGTATCAGCACAATTGAAGAAGCAATTACTGCTACTCATATCAATAACGAATACTTCATCAACAACCGCGACGGTCGTTGCAAGTTTCTAAACGTATTGCAGGGTCGTAATCATAAGCAGTCGGACGACTGGTATGAAGAAATGAAGAAGTATTGCGATACTAACATCTACGGTGATAAAGCATTCAACGGCTGGGCTTTCGGTGGTCAAAACAAGATTGACATTCACTTGATGCTTAAGCGTCTCGTTGGTATCATTCACGATGGTTTCCTTGAAGAAGGTAAGCAGGACTTGATTCATTGTCTCGGTACTTCTATCATGGAATATGCAGTGTTGTTTACTGACATTCAGAAAGCAATTCGCAAGCACCATAATCCAAAGTTACAAATCACTTTTGACTGTGCTAGTCCATTCTTTGCAGCAGCAAAGGGTCTTGCTTATAACAACAATACATTTGAGCATGATACTAAATGGACTTATGCAATGGATAAGACTGCTGAGAACAAGAAGTACGCAACTGATACTCGCAAGTTCAGTGACGGTGTGCTGGCTGACAAGATTCATAAAGTCTTTACAGATAGTCCCGTGACTGACAAGTTGTTGATGAAAGATATCTGCTATCGTGGTCAAGGCTTCTTAGGTCAGCATGGTAAGGAAACAAAGACTTCATGGGACACACTTTCGTATACATTGATTCAGGCACACAATGTCTATCAGCATATGATTGCAGTTCAAGAAGCAAATCGTCGCTACGAACAAGGCATCAAGCCTAAGATGGTTATGGACCCACTCGGCAATCTTAATTTTTCTGAAATCGTTGATGAGATTTTCTCACTCAAGGATCGTGAAAAGAGCCTTGCTATGATTGATCAGTATGACAAGTTTTGGCAGCAGTTCAAAGCTGGTCAAGGATTCAGTGGTAAGAAGACTATCAATGCCCACACAATGTTTGACCAATTGTTTGCAGTTGAGGATGCTGATCCTGAAATTGATGAAGAAATGGAAGACAGTGACGATATGATGGCAGAAGTTCTTGACCAAAACAATTGATAATTTTAACACAGGTGATATAACAATAACATGGACAACGTAGTACAAGCACACATTGAAAAGCGCAACAGAATTAGCGAACAAGCCAAACGTATGATTTGGGTGACGTTTCAGAAAGAAGGTATTCACAAGTACCCTGGTGCTGACACAGATCCTAATTTAGCGACTGGCGACGAATATGATGTGAGCTTTCTAGGATATCCACATCGTCACATCTTTCATTTTAGAGTGGCGATTCAAGTGTTTCACAATGACAGAGAAATTGAATTCATTCAATTCAAGCGTTGGTTAGAAAACAGCTTTACGAATGGCGTATTGCAACTCAACTATAAGTCATGTGAAATGATTTGCGATGATCTATATCAGATGATCGCACATCGTTACCCCGACCGTGACATTGAAATCACTGTCTCCGAAGACAATGAGAACGGTGCCACTATCTATTACAACACAACTAAACCCTATCAATCACTAACCATTTAAGGATTAAAAAATGGCTATTAAGACTAATGTAAATCAGATTTTTGAAGATTTGGATCGTTACCGCAATTTTTGTCGTGAGTACGGCTATCGTTTTAACGAAGCTGATTTGTACAACACTCGTAGTGGAATCTACAAGCAGTTCCAGCGATTTGTAGCTGGACAGAAGCCGCGTAATCAATGGGAAATTGATTACACAAAGTACAAGGAACAGGAAGCAACAAAGGCTCGTGGATAAGATTGTTGTAATTATTAGTGGGATTGTCCCGGGACAATCTCATAGTTGGGGTAACTAGTTATGAATGACTGGTCTTAAGACCAGTCATTCATACCATTTAAAAATAGGAAGAAAATATGCGTAGATTATATTACATGGGACTTGAAGCGTACAACGCTCGTTACACATTGCAACTTACTGAATGGAATAAGCGTGTATTTGAGCGCAGAGGGTATGATGTTGTTTACGTCCCCGGCGAAACACTTGATAACAGTCAGAAGATTGTAACTGGTCAGGTGCTTGATGCACATGGTCGTTCATACTTTGGTATGAGTCAGATGATGAATCTTGTCAAGATGATGCAGCAAGGCGAAGTTACTAGCGAAGACGTTATCTACTTTGAAGATATGTTCCAGCCGGGCTTTGAAGCACTGCCCTATATCATTGACCAGTGTGACGAAGACAATATGCCTCGCATTTTTGTTCGTTGTCTCGCACAGACTATTGACCCTGATGATTTTGTTCATGTTTGGGGTATGGATCGTTGGATGAGAGCATATGAGCAAATGGTTTGTTCAAGTGTAGACGGGGTGCTTGCAACTAATGAAGAAATGGTTGCACATATAAAGGTTGCTGGTTGGGACGTTCCCATCTACAATATTTCAGGTCTTGCATTTGGAAAGCAAGAAGTTATTGAGCGTGTCGGTGGGAAGATCAAGCCCTTCAATGATCGTCGTTTGCGTGTAGTATTTTCTGCACGTTGGGACCAAGAAAAGCAGCCTGACTTCTACATGGACTTGATTGAAGCTTGGCGCGAACGATTCCCCAGCAAGGATGTTGAGTTCGTTGTTTGCAGTGGGGGAGAACTTCGCTCTAATAACAATAGCTACATGGCTCGTACTCGCAAGATGGTTGAAGATGGCAAGCTTGTTATCTATGACAATCTTGACAAGAATAAGTATTACGAAATCGTAAACGATAGCCGTGTTGTCTTCAACTGTGCATTGCAGGATTGGGTATCAAACACAGTGAGCGAAGCAGATGCACTTGGATGCAACGTCTTGTATCCTGCTTATCGTTCATTCCCTGAAACTTTTGCAAACGATCACGAACGTATGTATGTTCCTTGGTCAATTGATGATGCTATCAATAAGCTAGACAACTTGCTTAAGAAGGCTCATCCTAACATGGGCAAGATCAGCGATTACACTGACGGAACCATTGATCGTATCTGTGATATTCTTGAGGGCAAGGGCAGCAAGTATCTTCGCATTAGCAGTGACTATCGTAATCATACTCGTGAGGCAAAGTACTAATGAAGATTGAAGATGGCATCAAGCTAGACTTTAGTGACGTATTGTTTCGTCCTAAGCGCAGCACTTTGTCTAGTCGTAGAGAAGTAAATCTAAATCGTACCTTTACATTCAAGCATAGTGGTCGTGTATGGGAAGGTGTTCCTATCATGGCCGCTAACATGGATGGTGTTGGTACCCTAAATATGGCACTTGCATTACAAGAGCAAGACTTGTTTACGTGCTTGACTAAAGATGTTATTGAAGTTCCTTATGAGTTGAATGCTCATAGATATGCTATCAGCACAGGTATTAGTGATAAGGACTTTCAGAGATTGCAGATGATGCTAAACAAATATCCTTATATCCATTTTATCTGCATTGATGTAGCAAATGGATATAGCGAATATTTCGGTGCTTTTGTAGCTAAGGTTCGTGAGAAGTATCCAACTCACACAATTATTGCGGGCAATGTAGTCACCGCAGATATGACACAGGAGTTAATTTTACGTGGAGCTGATATTATTAAAGTGGGTATTGGGCCCGGCAGTGTTTGCACTACTCGTATTAAGACTGGGGTGGGTTATCCGCAGCTTTCCGCGGTCGCAGAATGCGCGGATGCTGCACACGGTCTTGGTGCACATATCATTAGTGACGGCGGCTGTACTTGCCCTGGCGATGTTAGTAAGGCTTTCGGGGCTGGAGCTGACTTCGTTATGCTCGGAGGAATGTTCGCAGGCCATGATGAAGGCGGCGGCACAGTAGTTGAAGAACACCACTTCACTGGAAAGGTAAATCCAACTACTACTAATCTGATTTACGAGACTAAAAAGTTCGTAGAGTTTTACGGTATGAGTAGTGATACCGCAATGAACAAGCATCATGGTGGCGTTGCTGAATATCGTAGTAGCGAAGGTCGTACTGTTAAGGTACCATATCGCGGTCCCGTTGAACACACTGTACGAGATATTCTTGGCGGTATTCGCAGCACCTGCACATACGTTGGTGCAAGTGAACTTAAGCACTTGAGTAAGTGTACAACGTTTGTTCGGGTAAATAATCAATTTAATAATGTATTCTCAAGTGCTAAATAATAACGTAACACAACGGTTACAACTAACATTAACATATCCGCGTAAGGAAGGAAACAAATATGTCTTATAACAAAACTAAAACCGATCCCGAATTGGGTCAAAAGATTCACGAACACCTTATCAAGATGGGTGTTGAAACCCCAACAGTAGAAAATGATCTTGACCGTAAGGAAAAGATTGAAGTTATTGAAGCGCACTTTCAAGGAATTATGCGCGCCTTAGGTCTTGACCTTAAGGATGACAGTCTTATGGATACGCCAAAGCGTGTTGCAAAGATGTATGTCAACGAAATCTTTTGGGGCCTCGACTATGACGCATTCCCTAAGTGTACAACTGTTGCGAACAAGATGGGCTATGATGAAATGGTCATTGAACGCAACGTAAACGTTCAATCCAACTGCGAACATCACTTTGTAATCATTGATGGTCTTGCTACAGTTGCATATGTCCCCAATGAGAAGGTTCTTGGTCTTTCAAAGATTAATCGTATCGTTGAATACTTTGCGAAGCGTCCGCAGATTCAAGAGCGTTTGACTGAACAAGTATTCCATGCTCTTTGCTACATCCTTGAAACTGAAAATGTTGCGGTTATGATTCACGCCCGTCATTATTGTGTCCGTAGCCGAGGCGTTGAGGATACCGGAAGCACTACAATCACGAGTAAACTGGGTGGAGGATTTAAGACTGATCCGTCCGCAAGGGCAGAGTTTCTGCGATTGGCTTCGGTAGGCGACCTAAGGTAAGATTGGTTGTTGCAGGATCGGAAGGGAACAAATAGTATGTCTGCTGACCGTCGTTGTACCATTTTCTTCCTGCAACAGCACTTTTACCGTACATGGGATTTTTCTCTCCAGAAGATTGACCTTTTTTGCTAGCGGATATTTTTTTCTTGCTTTCTTCGGAATGTGTTTTACCTGTCCAAGTACCGGGCAAGCCTTTATTCCAAGTAGGTCTTCCTTTTAACGAAGAAGAAATCTTTTGTTTTGTTTCTTCGGAATGTATTAATCCTTTTGCAGGGGTTCTGCCCTTACGAGAAGATTTAAGTTTGCTTTTCCATTCATCTATGTCTTGCACCTTAAATCCTCCTGAGCCTCCCGGTACTAGGTTATATGAAGATTTAGAAGAAACAAAGTCTTCATTGACCAGTTCTGTTTCTTTAGAGAACATATCCTGAGGATTATCGTAAATGTGTAGTATAGTTTTCTTAAAGTTTTCTCTGCCGTATTTCTTAAACGCGGCTAATAGTAACTTTCCGGAACCCATATACCCATCATCAAGGTTGTCTGTAGCATGACAACCTATATAGGTTTTATTATTAACAACGCAAGTTGTTTCATATATAATATAATAAGAGAATGTTCGGTTGTATATATTGTTTGCCATACAACTATTTATCATTCTTTGTCAAAACTAGAGGTTTAGAAGATGATATTCAATAAGATTAAGGACCTCAAAGAAGAAGGCAAGCGTATTGGCATCACATTTAGTACGTTTGACCTTCTTCATGCGGGCCATATCGCAATGCTTGCAGAAGCCAAAAATCACTGTGACTATTTGATTGCAGGTCTACAGACTGACCCAACTATTGATAGACCTGATACTAAGAACAAGCCAGTTCAAAGCATCGTGGAGAGACAGATTCAACTTAGTGCTTGTCGCTTTGTTGATGAAGTAGTTATTTACCAAACTGAACAAGATTTGGTCGATTTACTCTTGACATTACCCCTAGATTGTCGTATACTGGGTGTAGAGTATGCAGACAAAGACTTCACTGGTCGCAAAGAATGCAACGACCGAGGTATTGAAATCATATTCAATGGTAGAGACCACAGCTTTAGTAGCAGTAATCTACGCAAGCGGGTCGCAGAAGCAGAAAGAAACAAAGATGGAACCTAAATACCCTAATAGGAAGCATGAAGATATTTTGAGGAATATCAACTTTTCATTCACTGTTCCAGTTAATTATTACAACCTCAACAAGAAGGTTGAGACTTCGGAAGAAATGATTACTCGTCTTGATGAAGTAGATGCTATTGTAGATAGTATGACTTCATACCCTACTGCACAGCGTATGCTAACTGACCTATTCAGTAAGGAAAGTTAATATGGAAAAATATTTTAAGTTTAACGGTACTGCTACTCGTAGTGAATATTGGGGAGTCAATATTCTTGCAGGCATCGCTGCATTTGTTTTGATCTTGCTCGGTGCTATTATAGCAGGCAGTGGTAGCACCATTGGTATTGTATTTGGGGCTATCTTGATGATTGCAACATTTATCGCTGCAATTTGGATTTCTGTTGCAACTTCTATCCGGCGCTGTGTGAATGCAGGAATTAATCCTTGGTGGACACTAGCAGTGATTATCCCATATGTAGGAACTATTGTGTTTATTGTATTGGGCTGCTTGAAAACGGATAATGAATGAGTTAGATTTACACGGTGTTAGGCATCACGAAGTTGATGCCCTAGTGGAGAACTTTGTTCTGACTAATCAGAACCGTTTTCCACTCACCGTCATTTGTGGTAACAGTGTAAAAATGGTACAATTAGCTGAACAGGCCCTAAATAGAGTTGGCTGCGAATATACAATGTATCGGTTCGGCGTATTAACGATTGGAAGATTTAAGTAATGCTATATCTAGCGTATGGAATGAATACTAACATTGATCAGATGGCATCACGCTGTCCTGGTTCCATCAGCATTGGTCGTGTTGATATTCCTGATTATCGCCTAGTATTTCGTGGCGTAGCCGACGTTGAAGAAAGCTATGGTGATGTTCTACAGACTGTTATGTGGGACATTACTCCTAGCTGCGAAGCGGCATTAGATATTCTTGAAGGTTACCCACATTTCTATACAAAAGTGTATCTTGATGTTACATTTGGTAGAAAGACTTATCAAGCAATGATGTATAAGATGGTAGGAGAAAGATTAGATTATTCTCATCCTAGCTATGGATATCAGCATATGCTTGAAGAAGGCTATCAGGATCATGGTCTTGATCTTGAACAAATATACAATGCACAGGGTTTTATTAATTATGATGATACCCTGGATTGGATAAATAAACGGTACGAAAGGTCGTACTAAGTGGTCTTAGACATTCATCCCACTATAAACATTCTGCGTGTCTTCTAAAGGAGACAAAAAATGGCAAATGAACCTAGAGTTTACAAATATACTTCAACAAAAGAATGGCATGATGCATTCCCTTGTGCATATAGACAATGGAGAGCAGATACACACTGCAATCAGATTCATGGTTACAGTTTTAGTATCCGCGTATTCTTTGGTGCTGACACACTAGATGCTCGTAACTGGTGTGCAGACTACGGCGGTCTAAAGGACCTCAAGGCAATTCTTGAGGATCAGTTTGATCATACGTTGCTTGTAGCAGAAGACGATCCTGATATGGATGTGTTCAAGCTGTTGCAAGAGCGCGGTATGGCAAAGTTGACTATCATCCCTGCAACTGGATGTGAAGCACTTGCCGATATGATCTATAAGTTCATCAACGGTGTCTATATTCCTGATCATTGGGGTTCGGGTGAAGCAGACCGTCTCTGGTGCTATCGTGTAGAAGTACGTGAAACACAGAGCAACATGGCTTTCCGTGAAGGTCACCGTGAATGGAATGAAGACCTACTAGGTTAAGGAAGTGAGATAATGACTGAGAAAGTGTATTACACTGATAAACAGATTGACGGCATGCTCCATGATATCATTCGTCAAATGATTAATGACAAATGGAAGCCCGATTATATTGTGGGTCTTACTAGGGGCGGTCTTAACCCTGCTCTTAAGCTTAGTCATTATCTTAATGTCCCCATGCATACTCTTAGTGTCAGTCTACGTGACGGCGAAGAATGCGAAACTAACTGCTGGATGGCAGAAGATGCGTATGGCTACATGGATTCTCCCAAAAGAATTCTCATAGTTGATGATATCAATGACACGGGAGCAACACTAGCTTGGATCAAGCGTGATTGGGAAAGTAGCTGTGCTGTCAACAATGAACGTTGGGAATATGTTTGGAACGAATCTACTAGATTTGCAGTACTAGTAGACAACGATGCAAGTCCATTTCAAGTCAACTATTATGGAACTAGCATCAACAAGGCAGAAGAGGATGTTTGGATTGTCTTCCCCTGGGAAAATTGGTGGAAAGGATGATTGACAATGGATATAATTAACGCTATAATCCTAATAATCGTATGTGCAGGGCTATCTTTTATTGTTTACGGTATATGGAAGCTAGAGAATGACAGGTACGAGTTTAGAAAGAAGCATGGCTTCGACCCTAAATATCATGGGTGGGATATAGAAGAAAAAGAAAATGACAAAAATCAAAATCAGTGAACTATTTTACAGCATTCAAGGTGAAGGACGCTATATGGGCGTCCCTTCCGTGTTTCTAAGAACGTTTGGATGCAATTTTACATGCAGTGGCTTCGGAATGCCAAAAGGGGAATTATCAGTTGAGCGAGAAAAAGTCAATCCAAAAGACTATACAGAATATGGTACCCTCCCGCTCGTCACTACGGGCTGCGATTCCTACGCATCCTGGGATCCTCGCTTCAAGCATCTTTCTCCCAGCAGGGACATTGATACTATTGTCAGCGACATTATGGAACTACTACCGTTTAAAGAATGGCGTGAAGAACACCTCGTTATCACAGGAGGGGAACCACTCCTCGGATGGCAACGAGCCTACCCAGAACTTCTAAGTCATGAAAAGATGAAGGGTCTCTCCGAGATTACTTTTGAGACTAATGGTACGCAACCGCTTACTCCTGAATTCTTGGATTATCTTGAACAATGGTGGTGGGACGGTGGCAAGACTGGCTATGGTTCGGATTACCGTGATCGTGAAATCACATTTAGTGTGAGTGCTAAGTTGAGTTGTTCTGGCGAGAAGGCAGAAGATGCTATCAAGCCTGAGGTTGTCGCAGGCTATCAAGCTGCTGGTCATGTCTATCTCAAGTTTGTTATTGCAACAGAAGATGATGCTAAGGAAGCACTAGCAGCAGTTGAGCAGTATCGTGACGCAGGCTTCTATGGTCCTGTTTACTTCATGCCAGTAGGTGGTGTTGAAAGTGTTTATCATCTTAACAATCGCACTGTCGCTGATCTTGCTATGAAGAACGGTATTCGCTATAGTGACCGGTTGCAGGTTCCATTGTTTAAGAATGCTTGGGCTACGTAATGTATTACCGAAAACGCAAACGTCCAAAGTTTAATACTACTGATTTAGTTAAGCAGTTTATGGATAAGGGAGGAGAAATAAAAGCAATATCTCCGGTTTTCGGAGTAGATAAAAACTTTGACAAAACTTTAGCTAAATTTTATCAGTCAAGTGAATGGCGTGAAGCCCGAGATTATGTCTTTGCCCATATAAGAAATGAATGTGCTTATTGCGGGGCTGTCGAAAAGCTACAAATAGATCATATTAGACCTCTCAGGCATTATTGGGACCTGCGAACTTCTCCTGAGAATCTACAAATTCTATGCGAAGATTGCAATTATGCAAAAGGCAGTAATTCTGACTATGATTATCACCTACACCGCCTACAAGTTAGGCAGTGGATGATTGAAGACGCCGAAAAGAGGAAAAAAGAACTGTGAAGATTTACCACAAGCGTATCGCTTTTCTAATCAGTGATCAGCATTTTATCCCTCATGGTGGGATTGGTCAGTTTGCCAAAGGCTTTACTGAAATGTGTCAGCGTATCGGCTGGAAAGTTGATATTGTTCTTGACAAGTCACCTACTAATGCGTTTAATGATTTGATCAAAGAACTAGGTGCAAATATCATCTATCCAGATGAGCCATTGCGTTACACTGACCACACTGCAACATTTGCGTTTACTGACACTATCAACTTTGAAAAGATTATCAACTTCCGAAAAGCTATTCTCAAGGGTTTTGAAACTAATCTATATGATATGATTGTCTGTAATACGCAGGAAGCAATGACCGCTGCATATGCAATGACAGTCAATAAGTATATTCCAGTAGTGTTCTACACTCACTTACACAGCATGATCTTCCGCGAAGCGCAGAACTTCACGGACGTATTCCTTGACAGTTATCATAACTTCTATAACAAGCATATGGAATTCACTGATATCATTATCGGTACGCAGAGTCAAAAGAACATTGATGAATTGACTAAGTTTGGTGCTGCTAACTGTCAACTGCTACGTATGCCTATGAGTGAGCGCGGTCTGTTAGAAGAAAATAACGGAGAGCGTGAAGGTGTGTTGTTCATTGGTCGTTGGGAAGAAGGTAAGAATCCAGATGCATATATTCGTGCAATGAAGGATTGTCAGCTTCCTGCAAGAGTTATGACCAACAAAAATGGTGCTAAGAAGTTTGAGAAAGCATTTGCTGAAAACGGTATCACTGACTATGTGATTAAGGCAGGCATTGTTGGACAAGAGAAGGTAGACTTTATCAAGAGTTGCAAGGTCTTCTTCATGCCAAGCTTACGTGAAAACTACCCGTTTGCATTCTTAGAATGTCTTGGACATATGCCTTGCGTTGTCCTTGATACGCAGGATTGGTCTGATAACTTTGATTCAAAATACTATCACAAGACTTCACTAGCCAATGCAGGTGAAGTTATCAAGCAGCAATACAATCTTACTCCCGATGCACATTATGCAACCGGGGCATTGCTCTACGTGAAGTCCCTAGATGATCAAGTGGCAGAAGGTTGGATTAGGTTTCTAGACGAATTTGTTGTCAAGCGTAGCAACAATAATTCTGCTAAGATCAATACTTACGATACCGTTAAGTATGCTGATTACATCAAAGACCTCAATCGCAATCATCTTGCAAGGGAAGACTTTGAAAGCGTGTTGAGCAATCGCTACAAGTTCTTGCATGTAGTATACACTGACAATGACACTTGGTTGTCTAAGGATCCGTGTTTTAAGCCAGTAGAAGAAACAGTCGGACCAAATCTGTTTGAAGGATTTTAATATGAAGAAGATTTTAATTACAGGTAACTCAGGCTACATCGGCTCTCATCTATGCAAGATGTTGGAAGGGGAGTATGAGATTCACGGGTTAGACATTCGTGAGCCGCAACATCCAGTCAAAGAATTTCATCAGATTGACATTAATCGGTTGTTTGTTATTGATCAAGAATACGATGCAGTCATTCATCTTGCTGCACTTGTTAATGTTGGTGAGAGTGAACGTATTCCCATTCAATATTATATTACCAATATCAACGGTACAATGAACGTGATCAACAAGATAAAGACAAAGAACTTTATCTTTGCTAGTACTGGTGCTGCTGAACTATGCGAAAGCGCATATGGTATCAGCAAGAGAGCGGCAGAAGATGTTGTTCGTGAATATTGCACTACACATAGGCCAATTCCCTACACAATCTTTAGATTCTATAACGTGATTGGTACTGATGGCTATAAGCCTACAAATCCAGACGGGTTGATGTATAATCTCATCAAAGCGGTTGATACAGATGAATTCACTATCTATGGTAAAGATTATGAGCAGAGCCATGACGGTACGGCAATTCGGGACTATGTTCATGTAAACGAAATTTGTCATGCGTTGAAGCTAGCAATTGAGAAACCTGCTAATAAAGTAGAATCGTTAGGTCATGGCGTAGGCTATACTGTTAGAGAGATTGTAAACAAGTTTCAAGAAGTCAACGACACTTTCTTTGATATCAAGTATGGTCCTCGTAGACCAGGCGACGCTGCTGTTAGTGTGTTAGAAGATGTTTCCAGCTATATGGCAAACCTATATACTATGGATCAGCTTTTAAAGGTTGACAACATTGTTTAATTATGATAGAGTGGTAACATGAATATATTTTACACAGACTACGACCCTGAGGTTGCTGCCCGCAATATGGTTGACCGCCATGTTGTCAAAATGATTCTTGAGACAGCACAGCTCCTATCAACTGCCCATCGTGTTCTTGATGGTGAAATGATTGTTGGCAAGAATGATAAGGGCCGCAAGACGACGAAGTGGACACTTCCTGATGCTAGAGATACTATTATTTACGCTTCTACTCATCGTAATCATCCGTCAGCCATCTGGGTGCGTGAATCTGCTGCTAATTATAATTGGCTTTATTCTCATTTATTGGCTCTTGGTCGTGAGTATACCTATCGTTATGGTCGTACTCACCTTACTATTGATAAGTTAGAGTCAGTACTAAAGCAAACTCCTAATAACATTCCCCAAAGTAAAATGATGACCAAGATGCCGTCTTGCATGGACAAGCAGTATATCATTAGTTTGGACCCAATTATCAACTATCGCAACTATTACAACTACGGCAAGACCGACTTGCTGCGTTGGTCTAATCGTCCTCCCCCGCAGTGGATTGACGGAACGATTATAGTGACTGACGGTAAAAAGCAGATATATACTATACAGAGGTAAAAACATGTTTGACGCAATTAAAAAGTGGTTCAGTCCAGCCCCAGAGCCGGTTCCTGAACCTGTGCCAGAGGTAAAGAAGGCACCTAAGAAGAAAGAACTAAGTCCTAAGGAAAAGGCAACGGCAGCAGGCGAACCTTATATCGCTATCCTAAGCGTTGACCTTGATCCTGCTGATATCAACAATGGCAGTTTTGAACTTGATTGGAACGACAAGTTTGTTGTCAATCTCGTTAAGCAGGGTTATAAGATTCGTGCAGACGATACCGACGCACAAATTGTAGATCGTTGGTTCCAAACTGTATGTCGAAACATTGCGCTTGAGGTATATGAGCAAGAACAAGCCGATCCAGCAAAGCGTGACGATGTTCGTATTATTCAACAGCGTGATTTGGGTAACGGCTACACCGAAGTTAGCTAATTGGATATTTTTGGTTGACTTTTCTGTAAAATAGTCGTATATTAAACATACTGTTTAATATCATTGGAACATATCATGACTACCAAAACTAAGATTTCCTTCACTAAGAGTAACCTTAAGGTTGACCTAAGTACTATTGAAAATCCGCTAGCAAAGAAGAAGGCCGATTTGGTAAACAAAACATTGGCTGAACTGTCTGATGAATTGCTAGCTGATACAGATTTCATGAAGGCAGTTAATTTCTATAAGGCAAACGGTATTAAGTTTGATCCTAACTCAATTCCAAAGGGTGTCATGAAGCCCCTAAAGAGTATTCTTGTTCCAGAAGAAGTCCAGCGACTTTTAGACTCCGCGCACTGCACCAGTGTACTGTCTAAGTTTGATCCTAGGCTCACTAGCCCGGCATACGTTGTTAATGTAATGAATAGTGGAGACCTTCTGCTGTTCGACACTATGCATGGAACCACTACTGTAACCGCAATGGTACGAAGCGGTCTTTTCGAAGGATATGACGAATCTAACTGGCAAGATTTCCCTTATCCTTGCTGGATTATTGAAACCGACGAAGAAAGCTTTGCTGCCCGTGCAGCACTATATCGTAACGGCGAAGGCAGCAAGCCTTGGGAACCCTACGACTATCACCGCGTTTACGTCCGTAGCTTCACTCTTTATAATGATGCCGGTCCTAAGGACAAATATGCACTTGCTGCTAAGAAGCAGAAGATTTGTGAGCGCGAATATGCAGTTCCTCTCCCCAAGAAGCATCCGCAACAGGGTATGGCAGGAACTACTTCTCGTGTAGAAGATATTGCCGGTTACGATGAAGCTGAATTGGGTGAGTTCGAATTTATCATGAAGACCAATAATAAGTACTGGCACGGAACTGCATTGGATTCTGCTGCGTTTGGTTTTTATGGAAATCTCTATAGGGGTCTTAATCTTGCAGGTGTCCCGCTTAAGGGTAAGGAATATGACCAGTTCATGAACGATATCCATGCAATCATCAAAACGTTCTTTGTTAGTATGAATCAGTTGCGTACTGTCACTTCTGCTACCTACAAGACTTGGATGGAACTACAAGGTCGTAAGGGCGGCGCTCCCGCCGACAACTGCGCTCTTGCAATCGTGTCTAAGATTTATAAGAGGTTGGGCGGAACTCATCCGATTACGAGTGATGCAACTGCGTATGTATATGCTCCCACTCCTACTACTCGGCATGACATTTACGATTCTCTCCCCCTTTCAATGAGGCAGAAAATTGCAAACTCTACCCTCTGATAACTCGTGGATGTATATCATTGTCCAAGCACAAACTCTTGTGCTTGGATATGGTATTACTACTAGAGCCGAACCTGCTGATCGTCTCTTGGAATACTCTAGGGCAGTCGCCTCGCCACAAACCTTTGTTGATCTGTATTATGGTAGCACAGAGCAAATTAAGGACCTTGAAAACTTTGTCAAAACAGAGTGGCGTAGGTTTCGCATGTCATTGTTCAGTGACAAGAGACTAGAGTGGTTAGATCCAAAATACAACATTGATATCGAAGACCTTCAATATTTTATTGCCAACGCTGTTGTAAACTATCCCTATGATACTATCAAGAAAGTTAAGCCGCAGTTTCTCCCCTACATGATTGAACATGCAGGAACATTTTCCACAATTGATCAAAACCCAGATCATTTCCTTGATAAAATAAAGCTTGACAAAAAGCGCAAAAAAGTATAATATGCGTATATTAACAGACAGGATTCTACATGAAATACGCTCTTATTGACACTGCTAACACTTTCTTCCGCGCCCGTCACGTTGCTAGTCGTAACACTGACACTTGGGAGAAGATTGGCATGGCTATGCATCTTACTATGTCGTCCGTCAATATGATCGTTCGCCAGTATGGCATTGACCATGTTGTGTTCTGTCTTGAGGGTCGTAGCTGGCGCAAGGAGTTCTATCCCCGCTACAAGGCTCATCGCAAGCTTGACGAAAGCGCAATGACCGAGCGTGAAGTAGAAGAAAATCAGATGTTTTGGGAAACGTATGATGTTTTCACTACTTACTTGCGTGAGAAGACTAACGCTAGCGTATTGCGTGTTCCCAATGCAGAAGCAGACGATATCATTGCCCGCTTCATTGACTTGCATCCTAACGATGAACACTTCATTATTTCTAGTGACAGTGACTTTGTCCAGCTTATCAGCGAGAATGTAAAGCAATACAACGGTGTTGCTAACCAGCTTATCACAATTGATGGTTACTTCAATGATCGCGGTAAGCCCATCAAGGACAAGAAGACTGGCGAGCCTAAGTTGCTTGAAGACCCTGAGTATTTGCTGTTCAAGAAGATTATTCGTGGTGACGCAACTGACAACGTGTTCAGTGCATATCCGGGCGCTCGTGAGAAGGGTTCTAAGAACACTATCGGCATTCGTGATGCGTTTGAAGATCGCGTAAAGCAGGGCTTCAAGTGGAATAACTTTCTCTTGCAGAAGTGGGTCGATCATGAGGGCGTTGAACACCGCGTTAAGGATGATTATGAACGCAACCGCACTCTGATTGATCTTCGTGCTATGCCCGACAATATCAAAGAAACCGTAGATAACATCATTAAGAGTGATGTTCGTACTACTACGACTCCGATGGTCGGCGTACAGCTAATGAAGTTCTGCGGTAAGTATGAGTTGACTAAGATTAGCGAACAGGCTGAAACTTACAGCAAGTGGCTTAACTCCCCGTATAAGGGTGTACTCAATGGCTGATAGCATTCCGTGGTTCAAAGCATTACAGAGTAAGTCACGTGGTTTCCGTCCTGGTATGGAAATTCATGTCATGACCGCAGGTAGTAAGACCGGTAAGTCCGTCATTCTTGATTTTGAGAGTGATGATTTTAAGCCTTGGCGTGAGACAATGCGCCCTCACTATGCTGAATATATTGACTTTGATACTGGTGAGACATACTGGAAGAAGTTAAGTCGCCTGCCCGCAGCAAGCTGCCTGTATCGTGCTAATAATGTAATTCGTCATAATGAAGACGGAACATATCAGTACGTAAAAAATCGTAAAGACGGAAATCTTCGGCAGCTAACCGAAGACGAAATTATGTGGGTATTGTTACATGTCTAAAGAAATGTTGTTGTGCAAAGATTGTAAACATTCTACTATGCTTCTGGTGGATAGGATTTTCACATTGAATGGTCTTGTGGGGGCACAGGATGTTAACTATAAATGCTCCAAATTTCCACAGAATGCGACCGTAGTTGAGAATATGGTTACTGGTCCACAGAAGATAAAGGCTAAACTTCCATACTGTGAAATTACTCGTCGTCATGGTGAATGCGGGCAAAATGCAAAGTACTGGCAACCCAAACATAAGAAAGATTTATTTAAAATGCTAACAAAGGAAGAACATGACTGAACTAGTAGCAAAGCCAATCGTTAAAAATCAGTTTTGGATTGTTACTGACGGCAATAAGAAGGTCGGTAACATTGAAGCAAACAACGCGGGATACGGGGTGCAGATTAACGGCACCTTCCTTCAGTTCAACAACACAGATGAATTGAAGAAATCTACTAAGATTCGCTTTGAATCCATTGCAAACACTATCTCAAAGCCCACACATCCATACCCTGAATATCCTACTACAAAGAGAGTATATAACAGTATCTTGGATATTCAGCGAGGATTGCATCTGTTCACTAAGACTAAAAAGAGCAAGTGTCTTCATGCTGCCGGCTATTTTGTCATGGAACAGAATGGTGTCAAGCAAGTAGTATTTTGCCCTAAGTATATCTTTATCCAACGATATTCGTATCAAGGACCGTTTAAAACAGAAGATGAAGCTAAAAGTGTGATAAATATATAGATTATGTTACACATTAAGAAGTTTATGGACCGAATGTCCATGGTAGAATCCAAAATGAACAAGGATGTGGTTCTTCCCATTATGGACGCCCGCGGGCTTAGAGACGATATTGCTAGGCTTTTGGCTGATTTACACGAACTTTCATCTAACAAAAATGAAGGTTCCGATCAAGCAATTGAACTAGAAATTAAAGGCGGTTCATTCAAATGAGCAGAACACAGCCAACTGTACTGGTTGAGTACGTAGACAAGAAGACCTACAAATGTGATCAGATTGTAGAGGCAGCAGGTATTTGGGCCGTGTTCTACGATGATCAACCTATCAATCTAAAGTCTAGTCATTATCTAGTAAATGACGTTGCTCCTAAATACAAGAAGACCAGTTTCAGTAACCCTGGACACGCTCGTAACCTTTGTCGCAAACTTAACGCACAGTTTAAGACAGACAAGTTTACTGTAGTGTTTATGAACAGCGGTAGAACGGTCTACCCCGATGACCTATCCCAAGACCAAAACTGAAATAGTAAAATTATTAGTAGATCAGCTAAAAGATGATCCTGACTTTCCATGGAAAGACAAGCCATACGATAAAGTAGTGTTTGAATGGTTTGTTACTGGTAGAGCAGGGTCTGGACTACGATTATCAGACGCCGGCAAAGTTGCATTTGAATATGCAAAGATAGCACATTATGAGTTTGAATTTTCGCCGCCGGGCTTAAAGACTAGAGATATAAATGCCTGGCACAAATATGCATTGGTTCTTGACAAAAAGATTAAATGCCCCTACTACATCGGTGTAAAACAAGTTGACAAAACTAAGAAACAACCCTACATCAGATTTTATGACAACAAGATAGCAATGATGATGGCCTTATACGGTGATCTACAAAGCTACATTGATTCAGTAAAATAGTATTATTTTATGTTCGCAGTTGCAGCATAAATAACATGCTTAGCCATTGCTAAGTTACACAACACACACAGGAGAAAAATTATGAAGAATATTGCAATTAGCCTTTTAGCGGCTCTCACACTATCGACCCCAGCACTCGCTTCTTGGAAGAGCGATTTGTTTGCTAAGCTTGATGCAGACAAGAGCGGGGAAATTGCCCTTACTGAATTGACTGGCGCAGGATGCCGCACTCAGCCTAAGCTTTTTAACTATGCTGATAAGGATAACAGCAAGGGTCTTAGCAAGGCTGAATATTTCAACAACCGAGACCTTCTCGGTCGTTGCAGCTAAGGAGTAGGTAATATGTTGGCTACTTTAATTAATAATACCGTTGACGCCATCCAAACTTCAAAGAAGATTTTCGTTGATACTTTCGTCAAGCACGAAGGTCTAGCAAAGTCTCTCAATGAGTTTGTAGATGCCCAAACCAACTATACAAAGCAAGCAATTGATGCTAGTATGAAAGCTGGTAATGAGGTGTACAAGACTGTCTCTGACAGAACGTTTTACACTGATACCGCAAAGGCTATGCAAGAATCTGCACAGGCTTTGTTTCACACACAGAAGAAAGAAGGAAAGTAATGTTTAATCATAATTACATAGTAACTGTTTCGCGGGCTGCACACATGTCCGTGATAGCGTTATCCGCAGTATGTTTGTACGGCATACTCACACTTTAAGGACCATTAACTATGAGCGATAGTAAAATTCCAGGACTTCCTGAGATTAAGTTCAATAAGAATGGATATGAAATCCGTTCTGATATCTTAGGTCTAGCTGAAAAGCTAGTCATTGAAGAATACAAGGCTAAGTTCATGGGTTGGGAATTGACTCAATACAAGGACGAAAAGACAGGTCAGATTGTGTCTCAGGTTTCCGCTCCAGAGTTCCCGGGTCTTGAAAAGGTCCTTGAGACCGCGCAGAAGATGTATGATTTCGTAAATAACAACCCGAAAAAGTAAAATTATCGGTTGACAAAAGGTCTCCTTGGAGCTATAGTGATAATATAGCTTCTAAGGAGATTTTTTATGGGTAAGGAAGATTTCATCAGCTACGTGCTTAGTTTCTATAACGGTACAGATGGTATCTACAAGGATGTAGATGCTACTCATGCCGAAGTGATTGATGCTACCCGTAAGCTTGAATATATGTATCGCAGCAACGGCGATGAACCTGTTTATGACAGTATTGACCGTGAGCGTGTTCGTGACTTTATTCTAGAGAGCCGCAAGTAATGAAACAGTATTATGTTATTGCAGGGGCAATTGCTATATTGTCTACTACTGCTGGAATGATTTATTTTGCAACACGCAACGATCACTTCAAAAACGCTCCTACTGAAATTGCAGGATGTAAGGATCCGGCGGTAACTGCGGTAATTCATTCTATTAGAAATTATCCTAATAGTTGGGAAACAGATAATTACCAAATGTGGCATGATGAAGATGTTAGCATTTGGACTGCAAATGAGGATTATGGCCTATCGCTCACGATGGGAAGTAGTAACGCTAGCCCCGATCACTATGCTATGGACGATCAGTGCCGTGCAGTATTATATGACACAACTCAAACTTGGCTTAGGAACACACTCAATGAAAAACTCCGAGGTTAATTACAAAGAAGTAGCTGTGCCTGCAGGTACGTTTCGGATGTACGATGATCGCCCCAACGTGTGGGTAGAAGTTCCGCGTGGCGATGGTTATGCGAATTGGATGGATCGCGGCGCTGCCATGGCAGCAGAAAGTGAAAAGTAATGCCTTATACTGTTCTTGATGCTATGCAGGATGAAATTGACTTTCTCCGTGAAATGGCGAAGGTTGAGGAAAAACGTGATAAATTCATCCTCGTAGGGATTTACCGCGAGATTGCTAACTCTCACCAACGAGTTATCAACCGCGTAAAGAGCGGCGTTGACTATTCTCTTGAAATCGTAGATGGTGAAATAAAGAGAGTACATAAGAAGTCCGATCGTAAGACTCTTGAGGAAGAGTATCCTGCACTCAAGAAAGCTGCTGAACAGTACGATCTTGTTAAAGATTTGGTTGACAGTACTCCAGATTAAATAACACAAAGGAAAGAACAATGAAGGAAAATATTTTTAATGCGCTTAAGGCTCACTTTGAGTCTCATATTCTTAAGCATAAGATGAACGTTGAAATTATGCTTAACAACCCAATGGCAATCCATGAACACACTGATTTCATGGGTGCAGTTGAACTTGAACTTGCACAGATTGCCGAATACGAAGATAAGCTTGAGGCATTGACCAAACACTTTAATACCTGATATTTGGTAATTTTTTGGTTGACATTGTTTGCCCATTTTGCTATAACAAGATTATAGCAAGGAGACAATGTTATGATTATTATTTCAACTAATAAGTGGACCATCTATTTCAATGGATGGCGTCCCCAAATCGTGAAAACTTGGGTTAGTGGTCTTGAAACTGCAATCCTCAAGGGAACTCCGGAACAGCAGGTTGAGGAGCTTAAGGTTCGCCTGCGTTATGCAGGGGTCAGCAACAACGTCACTGACCCCAATTGGAAGCCAAAAAAGACAAGAAATCGTCGTAAACGGTGATTTTTTGGTTGACTTCGGTTACCCATTTTGCTATAACTAATATATCAAGACAACACAGAGGCACACAATGATTATCAAGAACAAGATTGACAACGAACCGGTTCTCTCTAACGTCGGTGAAGTTGGTGAGTTTCGCATTCGCAACAGTGCGAAGGCTTTCAGCATTCTTTCGTCAGGTCTGTATGCGAACAAGGTTCGTGCTATCATTCGTGAATATTCGTGTAACGCAGTTGACTCGCACGTTGAAGCTGGTCGTGCTGACACTCCCTTTGATGTTCATCTTCCGAACTCGCTTGAGCCTTGGTTCGCAGTTCGTGACTATGGTGTGGGTCTTGACGAACAGCAGGTTCGTAATATCTTCACTACTTACTTTGAATCCACTAAGACTGCTACCGACGAACTGATTGGTGGCCTGGGTCTTGGTTCTAAGTCGGCTTTCAGCTATACCGACAACTTCACTATCGTTGCAGTTAAAGCTGGTATCAAGCGTGTGTTCACTGCTTTCATCAACGATCAGGGTGTTCCTTCTATCGCTCCGATGGGAGAAGAAGCCAGCAACGAACCGAATGGTGTTGAAATTCGTTTTGCAGTTGAAGACTCGTATGACTTCCGCAAGTTCTACAACGAAGCCCAGCATGTTTATAAGCATTTCAAGCTTCGTCCTATCGTAAGCGGTGGCATCGGTGAGTTTACGTTCATTGATCCTGAATACAGCGATGTTGACATTATCCCGGGTGTTCACGCTAACGACCGTGGTTATGGTAACAGCTACGCTATCATGGGCAATATTGAATACCCGCTTGACATTCCTGGTAACATGGACCTCGGTGATGTTGGGCACCTTCTGCGTTGTGGTCTGACCATTGAGTTTGCGATTGGCGAACTTGACATTCAGGCTTCTCGTGAGGGTCTGTCCTACATTCCCGAAACTGTTGCTGCTGTTAAGGCTAAGCTGGAAGCACTGAATGCTGTCCTCGCTGACCGTGTCGCAGAAGAAGTTGCTAGCATCAAGAATGATTGGGAAAAGGCATACATTCTTGCTAAGAAGCTTGACAGTGATCTTTGGGGTGCAGCTACTAACAAGTATGTTACTGACACTGGCTTTGCACTGATCACGAACAGCCGCTATGCTCGTTCTAAGAAGTTCCAGTTTGACGAAAAGACTCTTGAAAAGAAGTTTAATATCGTTATTCGTGGGTTCTACATCAATCACGGTTATGGTTCGTCTACTGCTTCTCGTATCAATCTTGACAATGTGTATAACAATGAAACGCATACTTACGAAAAGCACGTAGGCATCCCTGTTTCTAAGGATACGCAGTTTGTCGTGAATGACACTAAGGTTGGTGCAAGCGAACGTGCTAAGTATCACTGGAAGAATGCAAGCGGTCTCGGTCGCAATGATCATGTTTATGTGATTGAAAAGGCTGACAAGAACGCTGACATGAAGCTTACTGCTTTCTTCAAGGCTCTTTCCAATCCCCCCAAGACGCAGATCCACAAGGCTTCTACGCTTCTGGTAAAGGAACGTGCTGCTGGTATCGGTAAGGATGTGAGCATCCTCAAGCTTGAGCGCCGCAATCATCGTGGTCACATGAACAGCAATGACATGGTGTGGCGTGATGCTGGTAAGCTTGATCAGTTTGACGATAGCAAGACTTACTACTATCTCCCGCTCGTCGGCTTCAAGTGTGAAGGTGTTGCTCGTGCATACGATATGAAGACCTTTGCTGGTGCTCTTGTTGACAGTGGCGTTCTCACTGAAACTGTTTACGGTGTTCGTAAGGCTGATCTTGAAAAGATCAAGGACAAGGCTAACTGGGTCAATCTTGATACTTACGTTGCTGACAAGCTTTCGCAGCCGAATATCATTGATGTTAAGGGTGTGATTAAGGAAGCTATCGGCTTTGATAGTTTCTACAAGTTCACTTATGTTCAGAACCACGTAGCGGCTAATAGCCCCTATCTCAAGCTGTACAACGAGTTTGTTGGTGTTAAGGCATCTAATGCAAACGTTCGTCGTGGACTCCAAACTCTGTGCGCCATCTACAAGGTGGAAGCAGGAAATGTCAACGTGACTGATGAAGTTGCTAAGTATACTAATGAAATGAAGGAGCTTAGCAATCGTTATCCGCTGCTTGACGACCTCAGCCGTTACTACCGCAATGCGGAAGCGATTGCTGAATATATCAACGCAATTGATGCTTTCAAGGGCATTTAATAGTTGACAATGTAAACGTAGTGTGCTATAACTTAATTCTTAACTCTCACTGAAAGGTAAATCTAATGTCGTTTCCGTATATCGTCCAGGGTTCGAATATCACTGTTGTTATCGGCACTACGCCGCATACTGTGAGCAAGAGCCACATTGCATACAATAAGCTGCTTTCCGCTATCAAGGCTGGTGAGTGGGAGACTGTTCAGGATATCATCGAACCTAAGCAGGTTGTTCTTAACTTCGGTCAAGGCAACGTCAGCATTCAGGGCGATAAGATTTTCTGGAAGGGTCGTGAAATGCACAATGCGCTTACCAAGCGTATGGTTGCTATGATCCAGGAAGACTTCCCGGTTGACCCGCTCGTTGCTTTCATGGAAAATCTCATGGAGAATCCGAGCAAGCGGGCAGTCAACGAACTGTATGGCTTCCTTGAAAAGAACACTCTTCCGATCACTTCGGATGGTTGCTTCCTCGCTTACAAGAAGGTTCGTCAGGACTATCTTGATTGTCATTCGGGCACCGTGCTTAACAAGCCTGCTGCTTACATGACTGATGAAGATACTGCTGCACTTGAAGAAGCTGCTGGTAAGAACAGCGAAGTTACGGTTGAAGTTGTTGACGGGGTGACTGTCGTTTCTATGGAACGCAATCTCGTTGACGATGATCAGAACCGCACTTGCTCTACTGGTCTGCACTTCTGTTCGAAGGATTATCTGAATCACTTCGGCGGTGAGCGTATCGTCATTCTCAAGATCAATCCGCGTGATGTTGTCAGCATCCCGAACGACTACAATGACTCTAAGGGTCGTTGCGCTCGTTACGAAATCGTTGACGAGATTGACAAGGATAAGGCTGACGAGGCGTTCGCTAAGAGCGTTCAGGAAGCTGCTGATGCAGAAGCAAGCACTCTCACCCCCGAGAAGCTTGTTGAGGCTCTTAATCAGCTTATTGCTTCGCAGAAGTAATCAATAAAAAACTGTGCCCGGAGCAACTTTTTGGTTGACTTCGGGCACCTTTTTGTCTATAGTGAATATATAGCAAGGAGATAGCAAATGGCTCGTTACACTCGTCCCGTCTACAACACTGCTGATGTTTTCGCTGCTGCTTGTGCAGCCCAGCGTATCAACGGTGAATATCTCAAGACCGATGATGTTACCTATCATGACGATGGGCACGAATATAGCCATACCGTCAATCGTGTCGCTAATAAGACTCTTACTCACCAGTTTTTGAAGGGTGATTTTGATATTAGTGACGAAGACCGTGAAATGGCTGAGAAGGTCATGCAGTATTGCCGCGGTCTTACATTCAAATTGCTGACTGATAAGCGTTTGAGCGACTTTGAACAGACCATGCTCACTATCGTTGAAAAGCCTACCACCGACAGCAACTATGATATTGCTGTTACTGCCTCTCTTCCTGCTAGCTACGAACGTTCTATTGCTCGTGCAGCACAGAACATTCGCCTTCGTGAGAATGCTGGTTGCATTGAAGCGCCTGTTGGCTCTAAGATTGAACTTGACATTGAGGTTGTTCGCTGCAATTGGAGCAATGAATGGGGCGTTTTCTATGTTACTGCTATCGCTGATGCCGGTGTAGTGTTCTTTGCACAGCAGAATAAGATTGAAGTTGACTCCAAGATTCGTATCAAGGGTAAGGTCAAGCGTCACAAGGAAGATCGTACCCAGCTTAGTCATGTAAAGTTTCTATGATTGAACAACTCAAGAAACGCTGGAAAGGGTACAAAGAAAAGCGATTCTTAGAAACGCACGGTTGCAAGACCTGGCGTGAGTATGAGCGTAGATACGATAAGGATATTGGGCCTATGGCAAGATGGGCCCACACCTTTTACCACGGATACCCTTACATATTTCCCCTAGATCCTCAAGGGCTTCGTGATTACGGAATGCTCGGAGTTATGCCATATCATGATTTAGTAGACCAAATGATGGAATGGTGCGAACAAAATTGTCAAGGTAAGTGGCGCAATGATTGGCACCGTGGATTTTGGGATGGCCATGGCAACTACGAATTAAATGGTATCGGCGGCGGCGATATTATGTTCTTTGCATTCAAAGAAGAAGCCGACTATGTTTGGTTTACATTGGTGTGGTCATGACATATACGTTATGCATAAACGATAAAAATAATCAAACCCAAGTTTGGTGGATAAACTTCTTACTTAGTTTGCCTAATGATATTAAAGATATTCCCAAAGAACTTAAAGCCTGGGGTGCAACAATTCCATACGATAGAAATGGTTATAGCGATACTATCGTGTTTGACAGAGAAGAAGATTTAGCATGGTTTCTGTTGAAATGGGGATAAGAAAATATAAACTTGTCAGACGCGGACCAAAGTATTGTGTTCGTGTCAAAGGTATTATTAATACAACTAAAGCCTACCATTGGTGCCGCGAAAGGAACATGAGTTATCATATCAAGCAGCATTGGAACACTAGATGGGACCAAATGTACTTATATGAAGTTCGGGACTGGGATTATAGCTTCATCTTTGACAAAGAGTATGAAGCCACTGCCTTTATGATAGGCTTCCTGTAGGATTGACAAGCACTTTTAATCGTGCTATAGTGATAAACTAAATTGAACAAAGGATACTTTATGTCGGCCTCGTGGATTAAGAAACTGAATGAGGATAACGGTCGTCTCCATAAAGAAGACGTTCTCAAGCAAGCACTTGAAGCTGCTATCTTGGGTAGCGAAAACGCCATTACTTTTCTAGGCGGCGTCAAGGCATGTTATAACCCATATGAAACGTTTGGTGTAAAGCAGATTCCTGATTCGTTGGGAATTACCGATGCTGAAAATCCTTGGGACGAATTCTTTGATCTATTGCAGTCATTGAGTGACCGCCGTATTACGGGCCATGCTGCTCGTGACGCTATTCAAGAAATGTCCGAACGTTTTGATAGTGAAGAATGGAACTTGTTCCTTGCTCCTATCCTTCGTCGTGATATGCGCTGTGGCGTAAGCACTACTACATTTAACAAGATTGTCAAGAAAACTCATTACGAGATTCCCGTGTTCAGTTGTCAGCTTGCTACGAATAGCGAGGGGCGTCCTGAAATGAAGGGCATCAAGCGTCTTGAGCCTAAGCTTGACGGTGTCCGCGTTCTTATGGCTGTTGGCTTCCCCGACTATGGTGGTATCAATATTGTTTGCTACAGTCGCAATGGTAAGATTTTTGAAAACTTTCAGCACATTGAAGAACAGATTGAAAACTATGCTGACCATCTGCTAAAGGCAACTGGTGTTAAGTCAGGTGGCTTGTCAGGTGGCTTTGTCCTTGATGGTGAAGTAGTTGGCAATAGCTTTCAGGAACTGATGCGTCAGGCTCGTCGTAAGGAAGACGTACAGAATGACGATAGCGTGTTTCATATCTTTGACGTTATTCCCATTGAAGATTTCCTTCGCGGACATTGGAATGCACAGTTGAGCAAGCGTCTTGCTATCCTCGAGAAGATGCAGCCTACTATTGACAAGATGGCTAACGTAGAGTTGCTTCCGCATATTCAAGTTGATCTTGACACGGAAGAAGGTCAGAAGGCGCTCCACAAGTACGCACAGGACATGGTAGCGGCTGGTTATGAGGGCATTATGATCAAGGACCTTGATGCTCCTTATGAATGCGCCCGTAGCAAGTTTTGGCTAAAGTGGAAGCCCACTATCACTGTTGACTTGCAGGTTATCGGCATTGAAGAAGGCACTGGTCGCAATAAGGGTCGGCTTGGTGCCCTTGTCTGTGCAGGAAACGATCACGGTAAGGATATTGTTGTGAACGCAGGTAGCGGATTTAGTGACAGTGATCGTATTCAGTTTTGGGAAGACCGTAACTTTGTGTTTGGTCGCACCGTTGAGATTATGGCTGATGCTATTACACAGAACCAAGACGGAACCTACAGCCTGCGGTTCCCTCGCTTTGTTCGCTTTAGAGACGATAAGTGATGGAAACTATTTGGAAAAAGAAGTTTGTTTGGTTACCTGAATATGTTGAAGATGGTGATCCTACTAAGTTAGGTTGGCGATGGTTGACATTTGGCTGGTATCGTTGGTTTAAAGGCCATTACAGTGATTACTGGCGCCCCGCAACACATAACTGGGATGATAAGTGATGAACATAAAACTTAAAGCATTTTTAATCACATTCGCTGTTTTGTTTGGATTATTCGGTAGTGTATATACCTTGTTTTTCTATCCTGAGTTAATTCTATTAGTAGGATTAGCAGCAGCATTTTACGGATTATATAACATAGTTTTAGATAGCCTACAAGGAAAGGAAGTAAGAGGTCCACGATGACCGTTTTTAAAATCATTTACGAAGAACCGCCGCAGCGTTGCGAACATTGCGGTATCATTGACGAGTGCCGTCCGTATGGATTGAACCATGAAGAAATCTGCCATGACTGTGCTGTAAAGGATCCTGCACTGACAGAGATTCGCATGAAGGAATTTTATGTAGGGGATGAAAATGTCTGGTTTTGAAGACGAGACTGAATATGATCCAGTGAAGGATACCCAAGATTGGATAGAAAAGCTATTAGGTAAGTCTTATACGTTTGAAGATGGTGACACGATTGAAGTTGTCCAAATAAAACGTAGGGATACGGGTCCGTGGGTCACCTATCATATCACTCAGGGACCCGGTATTCCGCGTAAGATGGTGATGCAAGCAGAGGAATTTGATCAAACATATGGACACTTATTTGGGTTGAGAGTCATAGAAGACTAAATACTACATGCTTTTAAGAAAAATATTTAGTTTTCCGACACTAACCCTGCTTGTAGCACTTACTCTTAGTGCAATTGCTGCTTGGTATTCTGTATTAGGATTGACTGCAATTTTTGCGGCTGCTGTCATTCCAATCATTATCATGGGTGGCTCACTTGAGATAGCTAAAGTCGTAACTACAGTTTGGCTACACAAATACTGGGATAGAGCAGGATGGAAGCTTAAGCTATATTTGATTCCTGCTGTCGTGGCACTTGCGTTCCTAACATCTATGGGCATCTTCGGATTCTTATCTAAAGCGCACAGTGATCAAACACTGGTGAGCGGTGACGTTGGTGCTAAGGTAGAACTAGTTGACGAACAAATTAAGATTGCCCGCGAAAACATAGCTATGAACCAAAAGGCTCTTGAGCAGATGAATAGTCAGGTTGATCAGTTGCTAGGTCGTACTACCGACGATAGGGGTGCAAATCGTGCTGTTCAAGTCCGTAGACAACAAGCAGCAGAAAGAAATAGATTAAACAACGAGATTGAAGCCGAACAAGCTAAAATCGCAAGACTTAACGAAGAAGTTGCTCCTATTCGTGCAGAGATTCGCAAGATTGAAGCAGAAGTCGGTCCTATCAAATACATCGCAGCCATGATCTACGGCGATAATCCAGACGCCAATCTATTAGAACGTGCAGTGCGTTGGATGATCATTCTTATCGTTTTAGTTTTTGATCCTCTAGCACTAGTCCTAGTACTTGCTGCACAGTCTAGTTATAGATGGTTAGACGATGATTTGCGTAATCGTAAAAAAGACGAAGAGGAAGAAGCAGAGGAAAAGTTTAAGGAAGCATTCTTAAACACAAAACTTGATGAAGATTCTAACAAGCTTCTAGACGAAGCCTTAGATAATGTACTGCATGAAACTGCATATGATGTTCCAAAGGAGGACAAACATGTTTCAGAAACTATTCAACCAAATACTATTCCATCAGATGATGTGGTACGAGAGGATGTACCTGAAACATCTGTTCCCGATGCAGTTGCGTCAGGGGACAGCATGGAACAAAGTGAAGCAGGAGAAAGCAGCAGCGGAGAAGAACTCGCCAAACCAGTAAAGTCTGCCGAAATAAAAACAGAAGGTGTAACACTACAGGAGTCAGACGGAGGCTATGTAAAGTTTGAAGGTAGGTCTATCAGCAAGGATGCTCTTAAGGGGATGCACCCTGAGTTATTCTTACAAGTTGACGGTGGCAATCAAACTTCTACTAACTTTGGAACTGAATTCCCGCGCTTCGCTAAGAAAGGTGATACGTTCGTTAGGGTAGACACGTTACCAAACCGAGTATTCAAGTTTAGCGGTTCATCTTGGATTGAAGTTAATAAAGACGTAACATCATCTTATCTATATGATGATGAGTATATCAAGTATTTGGTATCCAAGATTGAAACTGGTGAATACGATGTAGATTTGCTTTCAGATAATGAAAAGATGCAAATTGAAGAATACCTAGACAAGATTTCTAAACCCTAATTTTAAGCTAACTAAGTACTGATATGTCTGATAAAAAGTTACATCACTGTTCATTCTGCGGAAACCACAAAGACGAAGTTACTAAACTGATCGTAGGTGAAGATGTTGCGATATGCAGCAATTGCATTAACTTGTGCAACCAACTCATTGATGAAGAAGCTACTAATAAACCCAATGAAAAGGCTGAAAGCAAAGATTTTGATGCCTACGCTATCAAAGAACACCTAGATAAATTAGTCATAGGTCAGGACAAAGCCAAAGAAGTATTAAGCGTTGCTATTAGCAATCATTATAAAAGAATCAATAATCCCAGTCCCGATCTAGAAATACAAAAGGGCAACGTATTACTGATTGGACCAACTGGCTCTGGTAAAACGTTGCTTGCTAAATCAGTTGCCAAATATCTTAACGTCCCATTCGTAGTAGCTGACGCCACTAGTCTTACCGAAGCAGGCTATGTAGGTGAAGATGTTGAATCAATGATTTCTATGCTGTTATCAATGGCAGATGGTGACGTAAGTAAGGCAGAAAGAGGAATCGTCTTCATTGATGAAATTGATAAGATTTCTAGGAAGAGCGAGTCTACTAGTATAACCCGTGACGTTAGCGGTGAGGGTGTGCAACAAGCACTATTGAAGCTTGTAGAGGGTACGAAGTGCAGAATAAGCACAGGCGCAAAGAGAAAGCATCCTCAAGGAGACACAATTGAAGTAGACACTAAGAACATATTGTTCATTGCAGGCGGTGCCTTTGTTGGTTTAGATAAGATTGTCAATAACAGAGTAAATCAAACTGCGATTGGGTTTGGTGCTACTATCAAGTCAAAGAACGATAGTGAATCGTTAGATGGATTGACACCAGAAGATTTGACTAGATTTGGCATGATTCCTGAGTTCATTGGTCGCTTCACTACAACAGTTACACTTGAAGAACTTACCTTGGATCAACTTGTATCTGTCCTAAAAAATGTAAAGAATAGCTTCATTGATCAGTATAAGCATCTATTTTCAATTGATGATATTGAACTAGAATTCACTGATGAGGCATTGAAGACTATTGCACAGAACTGTATTGATTTGAAGACTGGCGCAAGAGGGCTGCATACTGAAATAGAACGTGTTCTCATGCCCCACATGTTCCATATTAGAAAATACAAGAACAACAAGATCAGTAATATCACGATTGATGAAACACTGGTTAAGAACCCTAAAACACTAGTTTAACCAAAATACTAGATTTTTTTGCGAAATAATAGTAGTATAAATAATGTTGTAGATGCTATTAGAGGTCTACAACATAGTCTTGCTTAATAAAGGAGATAAAAACATGACTAGAGAATTAACCCTTCGTTCCCTTGATATCCCATCAATTCACAAGTTTGCTGTAGGATTTGATAACATTTTTGATGAAATCTTACGCATTAATGCACAGCAATCAAACACAAACTATCCCCCATACAATATCGTAAAGCATGATGAGGATCATTTTGCTATTGATATTGCTGTTGCCGGGTTCCGTGAGGGTGATATCAATATCACGGTTGAGAAGAATGTTCTTACCATTAAGGGTGAACAGGTTCAAGACCTGGATGAACTAGAGAAGGAAGTAGAGTATTTGCATCGCGGTATTTCAGCCCGCAACTTTACTCGTACTTTCACTCTTGCCGATCACGTAGAGGTGCTCGGTGCTAAGGCTGAAAATGGAATTCTCAGAATTGAACTTGAACGTCAAGTTCCTGAGGAACAAAAGCCCAAAACAATTGCAATCGCTTACAATAAATAATATAGTGATAAAGTGTGCTTGCGGGTAATAGTGCCCGCAAGCACAATCTGAAGGATACTTAAAATGGCTAATACCGAAATCAATACCAAAATCAAGCCAAACGTAGCATTGAAGGAGCCCCCTCTGTTTAAGATCATCTATTTGAACGATGATCGTACTTCAATGGAATTTGTTGTTTCCAGCTTGATTGAGTATTTTAATTATAACCCCGACACTGCTACGCAGATCACACTTGACATTCACGAAAAGGGTAGTGCGGTTGTAGCGATCCTTCCATACGAGATTGCTGAACAAAAGGGTATTGAAGTTACTCTTGACGCTAGAGCGCAAGGATATCCCTTGCAAGTTAAGGTAGAAGCTGAATCAAATTAATACAGTAAGTCTTTTTGCCCAGTAGGGACCATAGCGATGGTATGGATTGCTTAGGTAGTTGATTTCATCTATTGTAGTGTCTACTGGCTTATTGTATGTGCCAAATACCCAGTGAGATACTTTCTTTTCAGTGTCAGCAGTAAGAATATTATATAGTGGCATTTGATCTACAGTGTTGTCAGGCTTTTCACCAAAGTATAGATCCTCGTTAGGGACTGCGCTAGTGACTACAACGATCTTTTTTACATCTAAATGTTTCTGTAATTTTCCTAAACATTTGAATAAGTAACTAAAATCTTCATACTTTGCAGCAGTCATTGCAGTGTTTCTAAAATCTAGCGTGGTTTCTATATTGCCCCAACCGTTAGAACCTAGTATTGCTATGCCATCAACAACTATAACATTCTGATATAGCATTACTAGGTTCGGTATGCCTTGAGCAATTGAACTCAATTCTTCGGTTCTTTTAGCAAAATTATCAGAAGTTTCATATTCTAGTCTGCCGGGAACAAAAAACACACCTTGGTACTTAGTAGACAAGTGTAGTAGTACCTGAATAACTGTTCTTAGATTGGAACTGATGTTCCCGGCGACTATGCAGTAAAGACTAGTTGCTTTGTTTTCCCAATTGAAACTATCATTTGGGTCAAGATTTAAATCGCTTATTATATCAAAGCCGATTTCTTGCATAAGTGTTACTTAACAATCTTCATAGTTGGCTTTTTCTTAGCAGCAGGCTTCTTTGGCTTTTCAGCGGTTTCTGCCTTCTTTACCGTTTTCTTGGGAGCGGCCTTCTTAACTTCGGGCTTTGCTTCTGCTACGACAGCAGCAGCCTCAACAGGTGCTACTTCAACTTCTGCTGATAAGGGCAGATCATATGTAGTAGGGGCAGCCTGCTTGGCTAGATAATATTGATATCCGAGATATCCAGCAACGAGAAGAACTGCTGCTACAATTAGAAATTCCATTTGTTTTCTCCTATAAGTTGGTTTTTCCATTTCTATTTATGAGTTTACCCATACCCATAGAATAAATACAATATGCGCGACATTCTAGATAAATTAGAGAAACTAAATGAAAGCACCGGTCTTGCCAATCGCAAGTCGGGCGATGTATTCCGTGATAGCCAGGGAAACGAAATCGTATTCAACAATATCAGATTTTTTCCTGAGCAGGGCGGAAGACTAGAACCAAACGAACTTGACATGATGATTACCCGAGTCAGTGACGAACTAGGCTCTGATATTCAATGGCTAAACAGTAGAAGTCCAAGATCGGGTGGGTTTGCGATATCTAGCTTCAACACTCCTGAGGGAGAACTGTTTTTCGGCAGATATCTTGAAAGTATCAAACCAGACTTTACGGGGAACTATATACCCAACCAAGTAGGCGATTATAGATTTGCAGGTAAAGCAGCAGCAAAGATTCAATCAGGTCTTACTCCACAAGACCTGTTGACTGATAGAATTGATCTAACTGTAGACGATATTCTTAAGCAGCTAGCAAGTAAGCTAGGAACTGATAACGCACTATACAAGGTAGCATATGGGCTAGCAAATGGCGAGCCACTGCCTATGACCTTTGACGCTCCTGCCAATGAAAGCTTCACTGGATTTAGAGATTACTTCTGCGAAATACTACAACCTATTGCGTTACAGCGTGGACAATACACCGGCAATGCAGGTGAAGCTGCTGAAATCTTCTTAGGTGGAACGTTTGAAGGTACATTGATTAGTTTTGATGATAGCAAGACTGCTGGGCTAAGCGATAGTATCATGACCAATAGTGAAGGCAAGAGTATCAAAGTCAGTACAAAGGGCGGCAAAGGCGCTACTGCAAGTACAAAGAACTTGATTGATAGTGTAAACGAGTTACAAGAAACAGACAATGGTCGTAAGCTTATTGCAAAATATGAAGACACCATTGAGATTATGCGAGAGATTCAAAAAAGAGGGCAAGCAGGCGCTCCCCTTTATCTTGGCGTAAAGTATGATATCATTGACGAAGATGATGCACGTACCATAATGAATATGAAAAATAATGCACCTATCAGCCTAGATCAGATTGATGACCTTGATCTTTCACCCGCATTAGTGAAATTAGCAAAGGGTAGAGGTACAGATAATCCAGAGAAAGTTAATCTATATTATCACTTGATTGCAGCCGTTGCACACAAAGCAGCAGATGAAGTCAATGATAAGAGTGATTTTAGCAAAGCAGCCGCCGACATTCTCAATAACGGCGCATTGGTCCAAGTTTATACTAAAGCTAAAGAAGGTAAAGGACAGTGGACGCTTAGCGAGTTTAGTACTGTATATCCAGGTGACAGCATTAAGGGCGTATATCTAAGTGCAGGTAAAACATACTATAGCACAGGTATCAAGGGCAACTATACATTCAAGATTGATAAGGGTCAGGGCAAACCAAAAGATGAACCTGAAACGGCTGGTCCTGGTAGAACTAAGCGTCCTCCTACTGAAAAAGAGTTTGTTGATAAAGCCAAAGACATTGCTTTAGGAAGAAATAGAGATACTATGTTTGATAAGACTCCTAATACTATGGGCGGTGTTGGACGCAAGAAAAGGTAACCATAACAGTTGTAATATCCTGCTAGTTGTTGTAGTATGACAATCTAGACAACATTATAAAGGATTATTACATTGGCACTAGTTCCTATCGTACTTGAACAGACTTCACGCGGTGAACGTTCATACGACATTTATTCCCGACTGCTTAAGGATCGTGTTATTTTGCTTGAGGGCGAAGTACACGATCAGATGGCTAATCTTATCGTAGCACAGTTGCTTTATCTTGAATCAGAAGATCCGAGTGCTGATATCTCTATGTATATCAATAGCCCCGGCGGAAGTGTCACTGCTGGTATGGCAATCTATGATACTATGCAGTTTATCAAGCCCGATGTTACTACTATCGTAATGGGTCAGGCTTGTTCAATGGGTTCGTTTCTCGCTCAAGCAGGTGCACCCGATAAGCGTCTTATGCTTCCTTATGCACGACACATGATTCACCAGCCCTCAGGCGGTGCAAGGGGTATGGCATCTGATATTGAAATCTCTTACAAGGAGATTATGCATATCAAGAAGACCTTGACTGAATTGTATGTCAAGCACAACAGCAAGGGCAAGACCTACGAAGAATTTGAACGTGATATGGATCGTGATACGTTTATGAGTGCCCAAGAAGCACTTGATTATGGACTCGTTGATCGTATCGTTACAAAAAGAGACTAAAATTATCGTTGCGTAATAAATACTATGTTAATAAGGGAGGATGTTATGAATTCATATCGTACAGTAACGAAGCAGGCTTCTCCCGGATCTAGTAAGAACCTAGATTACGTAGTAAACATTTATCACAATGGTAAGTTTAAATTTGCATATCGTTTTAGAGACTGGTCCGAAGAAGCTGTAGACAAAGAAGTAGGCTTTATAAAGGCTAGGTTTGCTGATAGCAATGGATTTACGGTAACTTGGTAAAGGCACCTTGCACTAAAATATGTAAACTGGATAACTCCCGCGTCTGTATAGGATGCGGGAGAACCATTGATGAGATTGCTACCTAGACTAACAAGAATGCTGATGAGCAACAATTTGTGCTATCAAGGATAATTTCAAAAACGCAAAAAACCCACTGTTAATATTAGGGTTTTTCCTTTTGGTGCTAAATAAATTTGTCGTTGAACAAAATTAACAGCGACACGGAGACAGACAGAGAAATGAAGTTAAAAACTATTATCACAGCCGCTGTGCTGTGCTTTTCCTATGGGACCGCACAGGCAGAAGAAGCTTATATTGCTGATGAAGCAGCAGAAATTGTAGTGACCGCTACAAAAAGAGAAACTAATCTACAAGATACCCCAATTTCAATTGCAGTAATGCAAAGCGAAGACCTAAAGAAGCGTCAAGTGCAAAGTTTACTTGATCTATCTGATGGTGCTATCCCAAGCTTACGAGTAGCAACCTTTGAATCCAGACAGTCCGCACTCACAGTTGGTATGCGCGGTATTGTTCCGGGTGACGCAAATCAGCCCGCTCGTGAACAGGGTGTGGGTGTTTACATTGACGGCGTGTATCTAGGTCGTCAGCATGGTCTTAATGCTGGGTTCTTAGATATTGAACGTATTGAAGTGTTACGTGGCCCTCAGGGAACACTGTTCGGTCGTAATACCGAAGGCGGCGCAGTCAATATTATCAGTAAGGCCCCAACAGGAGAATGGGGAGGTTCAGCAACAACTGGATTTGGCAACTATGGTTCTTATAACAGTAACTTGCGTTTGAACTTACCTAAGTTTGCAGGCTTTTCAATTAAATTAGACGGTGCAATTCAGCATCAAAATGCAACAACCAAAAACCCATTAGAAGGTCAATATGGTTGGAACTACTTTCATCGCTATGGTGGTCGTGCTGCTATTCGTTGGGAGCCAACTACTAACTTGACAGCGGATATTGCAGTAGACCTTGGCAGAGATAACAACACCCCGTTTCTAAGCCAACTAATCAACTACAACCCATACAATCGTCCAGTAGCAACACTTGCACAGATTGCTGCCGCTGGTAACAGAATCCCAAGTGGATTCATTGCTCCGCTACCTTCATTGGTACAGGTTCAACCTGAGAGAGCAGATGTTGCTGCGATCGGTGTTCCGCAAGAGCCTAGCGTAGGTAAGACATTCGGGGTAATGTCTACTGTTAAGTATGCAGTTTCCAGCGATGCTGAATTACGTTCAATCACCGCTTGGCGTACTGTAAGTGATCGTCAATTTGATAACTCAGGTGGTGCTAACCGTATTCCTGTATTCTTGCCAAACGCTACATTTAGCAGATATTCAATTGCTAGATTAGACCAACGTCAATTTAGTCAGGAGCTACAGTTAGTAGGAACTGCTGGCAACCTTGATTATGTTTTGGGTGCTTACTACTTCAACGAAAGCGCAAGCGACGAAGCGAAGACTCCAAATACAAATAGATGGAATGCAACAGGCACTGGATACACTATCGTAGATCCTGCAACATATCCACTAGCGATTGTTGCTCGTGCATCAACTGCTTATGCTAAGAGTTACGCACTCTATGGTCAAGGAACATACAATCTAAATGACTTGCACTTGACCTTAGGTGGCCGTTTCACGCAAGACAAGAAAGATGGTATACTATTCAAGGTGAACGGTGTATCAACTAACTTTACGTTTGTACAAAATAACAAGCGTTTTGATCCAATCGTAACACTTGCGTATGACCTTAGCAGAGATATTAATGTATATGCAAAGTATACAACAGGATATCGTGCAGGTGGTGCCAGTTCACGCTCACTTAACTATCGTTCTTTTGGTCCAGAAGAAGTAAAGAGTTATGAAATTGGTTCTAAGCTAGAACTATTCAATCGTGCGGTTCGTTTTAACACTGCACTTTATCACATGGATAGAACAAACAGCCAAGTTGACTTTAACTTCTTTATTCCGCAACCAAACGGAACGGTTAGAAACACACTTGAAACTGTTAATGCTGAAGGTACAACAAAGATCAGAGGTATCGAAGCTGACTTAACTGTACAACCACTTGAAGGTCTTTCATCTACTATATCATATGCATATACTGATGTAGATATGCCACTGGCTCGTAACACAGTGCAGGAACAACTTAATGCATCATTGACACCGGCTATCACTACTCCGGTATTTCAAGAGGTGTTCGTTGTTTATACACCAAAACACGCATTGACTGCATCAATTGATTATCAAACATTTGTTGGAAACTCTGACACTGTTGCAAGATTTCATATTGATGCTAACTATGCTTCTCCTTCATACGCATTTGATAATGAGAATGTAAGAGGTGATGCGAGTTTCATTATTAATGGTCGTATAACATTAGACGATATTAAGATTGCGAAGCAAAAGTTATCAGTTGCATTGTGGACTCGTAATCTTCTAAACAAGTCATTTATCTTTAGACGCTCTAATGCTAACGGATTGGTGCTCGGAGATTATGCTAACTTCAATCCTCCTCGTACATTCGGCATTGAAGCCACAGTTAAATTCTAATAAAAACGGTTGACTCTACACTCATTTGGGTGTAGAGTCAATCTATGAAAACGGTACTTGAACATCTAAAAGATCGTCATGTTGACCTTGAACTTCATCGCCCCGCGATAGACGAAGTTGAGAGGACAGCGACCTTTTACCTGTACAATCAGAGTGGTTGTATCATCGGGTACCAGCAGTATCGTCCTGATGCTGACAAGACTAAGAACAATCATCCCAAAGAGGCTCGCTATTTCACATATCGTAAGCAGCCTACCCTCGCTGTATGGGGATTAGAATCGCTTCATTTGACCCCTCACGTTGTCTTTCTGACAGAGGGTATCTTTGACGCTGCCCGTCTGACAGAGCGTGGATACAGCGCCCTAGCAGCATTGACGAACAACCCTACTAAGGACTTGCGTAACTGGTTGTCTATGCTGAACCGCAAAGTTGTAGCAGTGTGCGATAACGATAGTGCTGGTCGTAGGCTTGCTAAGTTTGGTGATGTTGCAGTGTTCACCGAAGACAAAGACTTGGGTGAAGCTGATGACGAGTTTGTAACGAGATTGTTGAATGAGCATGGATAACGAGGATTTCTATAACAAGTGCGCTGAACTGTTGGGTGTTGAACACGAATACCTGCCGTTCACCCACTATAAGCGCACTCGTTGGAACAACCGTACTCCTGGATCAGGACGATTCTCGGGATGCGGTATCATACGCAAGTTTGGTAGTCAGATACATGTAGCACTGACTAACCCTATCAGCCATCATGGTATCTACAACTCTGAGGAAGAGGTCCTAACTTTTTTGCGTAGTTTGGATATTTCTGGTTGACATTGGTTACCCATTTTGTTATAAAGAGTGTATAGCAAGGAGAGATATTATGCGTTGCACTAAAGTTCTTTCGTTTGATGAGGTTCAGGCAATCTGCGAGGCTCTCCAAAACTCTCAAAACCCCGTGTTGAGCGACCTTGCCAAAGAGTTGCGTAACGAAGAAGATATTGCTATTGCTATCCTTGAAAAAGACGAACTGTAATTTTTCGGTTGACACTGGTTACCCAAAATGCTATAACAAATATATAGCAAGGAGACATTGATATGACTAAGTTTGAAACTCTCTCGCACTTCGTTCTGACCCAGGCTTCGAACGATGAACTGAACACCCTCAACGAATATATCAAGATGCGCCGTCAGCAGCTTACTAAGGCTGTTGTTCGTAGCGTTGTGAAGGGTGATAAGGTCACGTTTACTAGTCGCAATCGTGTCTACAACGGTACTGTGATGGACGTTAAGATTAAGAACCTCGTTGTTGAAACGCAGTATGGTCGCTATCGTGTCCCTGCTAGCATGGTTAAGGTCGTTTAGGAGGCGTAAGATGAAGCTTGAAACTATCTTTCGTGTCCGCATTGTATACAAGAACGGATATACTCACGATTTTGAATGCACCGACTTTGAAATTTCAAACAGTCAGGTTACTTGGAAGAGCGCAAACGAGCGTAATCGCCCTATCAAGATCGGTCTTGATGATATCGCTGCTGTTTGGCAGGTAGGATATCGTAAGCGCATTAAGTTTTTCGGTAAGTAAGGAGAAGTAGAATGGATAAGTTTCTTGAGTTTGTTGTAGATAAGGTTTTCAGTGGATTTACGTTGGCGCTGATTTTGGCTGGAGTTTTCCTCTATACGATAGTCAATATTTCCGAGTCACATGAAGCTGCTCGTCAGGCTGACCGAGAAAACACACAAAAGATCACCGAAGCCTGCTATGCTCAGGGGATGGTTCTCGTTCGCACTGATGCTGGTCAGCGTTGTGTTCTCCCACAGTCTCTCGTAAAGGTGAAGTAAAATGACTTTTTGGTTGGTAGTATATCTGTTTACACAGGAAGGCGAGTTTGTTGCTAAGGATATCTATGAGACTGCCGGTAAAGAGCAGTGCGTAGAGTTTGCAGGGCAGGTCACTAAGACCATCGTCAACAGCAAATTGCAGGCGCAGTTTCATTGCCTTAGCGATGAAGAATATCGTATCGAACGGAGGCTCGACCAGTGAAGTTTTGGCTCATTATCTTTTTCCTCACTCCACAGGGTGAGTTTATTAGCAAGAAAGAAATTGCTTATAAGGATGAAGCATCCTGCTATTTAGCAATGGATAAGGTAAAGGTCAAGCGGATCACACAAATGGTCTGCGTGAGCGATGATCACTACAGGGGTCGTAAGCAGGATCCCGGTGTTCCCTACGATTAAGGAGAAGTAAAATGGGTCTTGATATGTATCTTCACGCCAAGCGTTATCTTTGGGGTTGGCAGGATGAAAGCGAAGATAAGACTATCGCTAACGAAGTCCAAAAGCTTGCTAAGATTCCCGAAGATTTTGAAGTTA